TTATTTATCAACACCTTGGCTTTTGGTTGTTTCACCGGGGGTCATATGGGGGTCAAGAATCCCCAGTTTTCTGGCCAGCTCGTCACGGTATCCCGGGTTCTCGTCGGCTACCCATTTGGCGTACACCTTCCTGATCATCCCCCAGTCTGCATGGCCCATTTGTCTGGCCAGATAAGCGGGGTGCGCGCCGACCATCAGCATCATGGAAGCGTAACTGTGCCGAAGTTGGTATGCCTCCCGGTAGGTCAGTCCGGCCCGGCGCAGTAAATCCGCCCACGCCTGGTGGGTGGTCAGCAATGTGGGATCTCGGTACGGTTTATTGTTCGAACTGAGAAACACCCGGCGCCGCGGTTCGGTGCGGGTCTTGTTGTGCAGCAGTCTGATCTCGTCTTTCCGTGCCGGCAACATGAAGGTCAGCTCCCGCTGCCGTTTCAGTATCGCCACCGCCGGTGGTAACAGATCCACGGTGCGGACGCCGGCCGCCGTCTTGGGTGGCTTGATATGTCCGCCCCGGCTCAGGCTGTAGCGGATCCGCATTGTGCCCGCCTCCAGATCCACATCTTCCCAGGCCAGCGCCTTTAACTCCCCCGGCCTGATGCCCGTCCAGAATAACAGGCCCACCATCTGCCGGGCGGGCTCGGTCTTGCAGCTGTCTTGCAGTCGGGTCAGCTCGTCCTGGGTGAATGGCTCGACCGCGACGGGATCGCTTTCGGCGCTGGACTGACGCAGTTTGCGCAGCCGGACAAAAGGCGACTGCTCCAGGTGACCGTCTCTGATGGCCTCGTCTATCACGGCCCGCAGTCGGGTGAAGTAAAGCCGGACCGTGGTTGCCTTGCGGGTGGTCAGCGCATGGCTGCGTACCTGCTCCAGATCCCGATGGCTGATATCGCGCACATCGCGATCCAGCAATCGGTGTGACTCCAGCAGCGCCACCACGGTTTCGAGCCCCCTCTGACTGGAATGGGACAAGTCGAACTTTCTGGACTCCCGGTACTGATTGAAGTAGTCGCGCAGGGTGCGGTTGACGATGTTGTACCTGGGGTCGTCGGGCAGGTGCTTGTGCCAGAAGGCGGCCTCGTCGGCAGTAAAGTTGCCGGTCTGCACGTCGATTTTCATGGCCGACAGTTTGTTGCCGGCGTAGAGAATGTTGGCCTCGGTGGGCGGCAGGCCCAGCGACTTGCGCACCGGGGTGGTGCGCCCCGGCACCTTGAGGGCGATACGCAGCCGCCCCTTGTGTATGTGTACCCCCGGCGTGGCATCCAGCAGCCGGGCGACCTTGGTGGTGAGTTTCATGTTTCGGATTCTCAGTGTTGCCCGCGTGCCATGTGCTCCCGCAGTGCGCGCAGGTTGACGATGTAGCGGTTGTTTTCCATTGCCCAAACGACACCCTCGGGATAGACGCCGCGGCGGAATCGTTGAGCGAGGGCGGGGGAGTTGAGTCCCATGATATTCGCCGCCTTCTTGATGGTCATCCAGCCTTGATCGCCGCCGGACTCCCTAAGCATAGACACCTCTTGCTGTAACTCGCTCAGCTGTTGCTTGAGGGAGGCCATGTCTTGGATGGCTATTTGCATCTGATAAAACTGGTCGGCCAGAACCTGGCCCATGTTGATATTGGGGGTCATTGGTGTTCTCCGTGCATGAAAAAGCCGCCTGAGTGGCGGCTGATTAAAAGGGGGTTGCCTTGCCCTATGCGGGCTGGGCTTGCGCCTGGGCTATCCGCTGCAAGGCCTGGCGGCCCTGTTCGTTGTAGATAAAGGTCTCGACTTGCTTGGCGCTGTGCCGGGACTGGCTCAGTCTGAACTCGCCGTGCCGCTCGTCCTTGAGCCGGTGCTTGTTGGCCAGCCGTCCGATGGCCTGGGCGCTCAGTCCCAGATCCTTGCCAATATCGGTGGCGGTAAAGCCGGGTGCCGATGGTGGCTCCGGTATCTCGACCCCCAGCGGGGCCAGTAGTTTGGCCACCGCCGCCAGCTTGGCCGCGCCGCTTAGCGTGTCCGATTTTACCGTGGCCACCAACTCCCTGATTAGTTCCTCGTCCTGAACCCAGTCCAGTTGCTCCATGCGCACCTCCCGACCCTGATTGTTCAGCATAGTAGAGGGGTGCGCGGTTGTCAGGCTTTCGCTGCCAGGGCCAGCAGCGTGGCCCCGATGATGATCAGCAGGGCGATGCCCTGCACTTGTTGCCTGGTCACCCGGCGCAGGGGCCGGTGTAGGGTTCGAGTTCGGTCATGGCAGCCACCTCGATGGTGCTGGATGGTTGGGCTTCAGTACAAAGAAAACCCCAGAGCCCGCGCCAAGTGCCGCAAACAGATAAACGGTGCGCCAGAATTCGTTCCAGGTGTACGGGTTACAATCCCAGGCGATAAACGAGAAGGCGGCATATATCATCACCGGGCCGCCCAGCAGGGCGGCGAACAGGGTGAGGGCGATGCGTTTGGTCACTGCGCCTCCTTGCGGATGCGGTCGGCGTAATGCTTTGCGATAGCCACCAGCGTTGGCTTGTGGATGCTGTCGCGATGGACGGATGCCGCGAAGCTTTCGATGGCCTGGGCCTTTACCTCGGCCAGGTTAGCGCCGGGTGATTGCGACAAAGGCAAAAGCCACTCTTCAAACCTGCCACCCTCGGTTAGATCGCCCCACGGTGCGATCTCGCCATTCCCGTGTAGCCCAGTGACACCCTCGCTACTCGCTATCAGGTCGTCGAAACACTCTGTCAGCGACGCAGCGTGCGCCGCCAGCGCATCCCGCTCGGCTACCAGCTCCCGCGCTCGCTCCACCACCTCATCCTGCATCAGCTTGCCGTGGGGGTCGCCGATGGCTTCGCGGATCTGCTGCAGGGCCAGCATTTGGATCAGCTCATTGCTATCACTCATGTGAATTCCTTGTCTCAATTATTCGTATTTTTGAGACAACACCGAAGCCTTGTCTCAATTTATGATGTTGTTGAAACAGGGCGATGGCTCGCCCCGTCGGGTTCAGGCGTTCGGCTGGGGCTCGATGCCCAGCACGAACAGTACCCAGTTCTTGCCGAAGCAACGGCCGATGGCCTCGATAATGGCGCCGCTGGTCTGGCGGTAGCCGAGCTCGTAGTTCTTGAGTGTGGTAAAGGGCATGTCGCCCAGTCGCCGGGCCATTTCCGGCCGGCTCAGTTTGTGCGCCTCGCGCAGGGTGCGGATTCTGCTGCCTATGGTCATGCCATTACCTCCCGACGGACGTGCATAAACTGGGGCAGGGTGCCCGGCTGGGGTTTGCCGTGTGAGCCGGCCGCCTTCCAGCAGGCGGCCTCCCGTGCCTGGCACCAGGCCACTTTTTTCGGGCTCTTGGTCATGTGGCCGGCCTTGTGCCACTTGCGCGCCGCCTGGTCATACCGGCCGTCGCGCTCCTTGTTGGCGGCGTCCCGCGCCACTCTCATGTAATGCACGTCAAGCATGTTTTCTGGTTCCCGTTACGCGCTGGTAGATGCTCTCCAGTCGCTTACTGTCTTCGGTGCGGCGCTCGGCTATCAGCCGCTGGGTGTCTTCCCCGACGCCGGTAGCCTGGGTGATGGCCGGGACCGTGGCGCCCAGCTCCTGACATAACATGACCGCCAGGGTGGCGCGCCTGTCCTTGACGGTCTGGCCGATGATGGTGGGCGTGGGGCGCGGGCCGATGGCCTCGCACTGGCTGCCGGGCTCCTGCCACACGCTCATGGTCTGGTTGATGACGTTCTCAATCATGACGGCCGCCCTTACATGTCGGTGACGCGCAGATCGGCGTCGGTAATATCGCCGCCCTGCACCTGGTTGACCTTGTACAGCCAAGCGTCGGTGAAGTCCTTGGCTTGACGGGAGATCTTGAGCCCGCCCTTGGGTGAGGCGCCCATCTGGGTGGTGCCGGTGGTGTCGTCCAGGGTCAGCAGGGCGCCGCGGCCGGAGTTGTGCATGTACAGCAAGGCGCGGCCTTCGCTGATATCGCCGGTCTCGGTGTTCTGCATCTTGATGGCGTCGGGCCACAGGATGATGTTCTGCACGCCGTCACTCCACAGCCGGGTAAAGGCGCCGTTGGCATTCTTCACGCCGGACACATAGGCCTCCTTCTTCAGCGCGTCTATGGTGGCGCCCTGGGTCTTGAGCTGGCTACGATACTCCTTGGCCTCGCGCAAAAGACGCTCGTTGCGGGTGGTGAGTTCGGCGTTTTTCTCCTTGTTGCGCTTGATCTGCTCTTTCAGCTTCTTCGGATTCTCGCCGCCCTTGAGCTGGTTCAGCTCTTTCTGCACGGCGGCCAGGTTGGCTTTGGTCAGATCGTGGGTGTGGCGCAGCGATACCGCGGCCTTGGCGATGGGCTCTATCTTGGTGATGGCCTCCATGTCGCGGGCGTGGCGCGCTTCAAACTGGGCGGCGCGTTCCTCCAGCTGCTTGATGATTTCGGCCTGGGCGGCGTTCTCGGACAGCAGTTGCTCGTTGTAGTCGGCCAGGCGTTCCATTTCCACCACTTCCAGGTTGTGGCGGTTGATGGCCAGCTCCAGCAGATCGGCCATGTCGAGCTGGGCCTGGAGCTTGGTGATTTGGGTGTTCAGATTGGGCTGGGCAGTCATTGCGTGTCCCTTCCGTGAGTTGGTTGATATCGACGGCGGCCCTTGGCGGGGCCGCGTTTATGTTTGGTGGTGTAGATCGGTCGTGGCGGCCAGGGGATGAATGCCGGCGGCCGGATGATGATCACGTCCTGCGGCTCGGGGCGCTTTCGGACCCGGAGCCAACTTGTTATCCGGTTGAACATGCGGCCTCCTGCTCAGATGATAACGGGGCGAGCTCCGGTGATTGCGCCGGCCTCAGCGATTGGGTAAAGGCGCCGGGAAACATGTTGATCGCGCTGTCCAGCTCGTTGCCCCAGTGGTCCCATCCCGGTGCAGACTGGCGGGCGAATAGCTCGATGCGCGGCACGTCGCCCAGCAGCTCGACCAGATGATCCCGAAACTCGGGCGGCTTGGCGCTGTGCTCCATGCGGGGGTAAATCTGCAACTGGCGCACACTGGCACTCAGGCGGGGCGGCAGCTTGCCCTTGACCGCGAAGAGCATGTCTTCGCTGTTGGCTCGGGTCATGTGGCCCATGCCGATGGCGATTTTGTCGGTCTGCTTCTTGTAGGTCTTGCCCCAGGTGAAGCCCTTCATGGTCATCAGCCTGAACCCCCAGGCCTCGACCACCTTCAGCGCCTCGGCGGGCATGGTGGGTACCCACCACATCGCCAGCAGGCAGCTGTCGGCGGCCAGGGTATGCACCGGCAGCCGGCAAATATCCTGCAGGCTCATCACCGGGTATTTGAAGTGGGCGCCGCGCTCGCCACTGCCGCACTTGTCGCGGTATTGCCAGGGCGGATCGGCAAGAATAAGGCTGTACTGGTTCACTTCGCCCCCTGCTTGTTCAGGTTGTGCTGATTCACGTATTCCCGAATTTGCTCACGCACGTTGACCAGGCCGCGTTCCAGCCGGGCCTCGGTGGCATAGAGCACGTCCAGGTCGTAATGCTCACCGGTTGGGCCGTTCTGGCCTATCTGGTCGATGCGGGTTTCACTCGGCCACTGCCGGCCCTGGGTTACGTCAACGATGGTGGACCGGGTATCAATCAGGTGTGCGGGCATGGGTGGCTCCGTAGGGGATCAGGGTAATGTGAATGCGGCCCTCTTTGGGCTGCCATTCGTTCAGGGCGTAGGGCAGGCCGTCAACCATGAACGGCTTGCCTTTGCGCTTGGCGGTGGCCATGGCCATCAGCTCGGGGCTGCTGGGCAGGTGCCGCTGGTGGATGGTGTGCATTCAGGCCTCCAGGGCAGGGGCTTGCGCCCCTGTGGTCAGTAGCTAATGTTGATATGGGATACCTGCCCCTTGGCGACGGCGCAGATCACGGCTTTGGCCTGCTCTTCGGTCAGGTCGGTGTGTGCCATCAGGCCAATCAGGGCGGCGTTGTTAACCTGCTTGCGGTGCTCGACGTTGGCGGCTTTGGCTTGGGCTTCGCGCCGGGCTTGCTCCGCTGCTTGCTGCTGCGCCAATTGCTCGGCGGCTACGCGCTGGCGTTCTGCCTCGATGGCTTGCTGCTGTTGTTGCTTCGCTCGCTGCTCAGCGTCGATGCGATCTTGTTCGGCCTGTCGCCTTGCGTTGATGGCTTGCTGCTCGGCCAGCTCTGCGGCGGCTTGTGCTTCGCGTTGCGCTTGCTCTGCCTGGGCCTTTAACTCGGCTTCGCGCTGCATGGCGGCATCCCGTTCGGCCTGGGCCGCCTGTTCTGCCTCGGCCTTGGCGCGGGCGGCGGCCTCGATGGCGATGCGCTGTTCGCGTTCTTGCTGCTCGCGCCGGGCGGCTTCCTGGCGCAGCCGCTCCAGCTCCACCTGCTCGGCTTCGCGGGCCTCAATGGCGGGTAGAGCGTCGTTCATGCGTTTCAGGCTGGCTTCTTTGGCCAGCGCCGCCTGCTCGGTGAATTCTTCCATGTCGGCAATTGAGGTGGCGGTGAGCTGCTGGATCTCGTCTTTCAGGTAAGCTGAGGTGTAATCGCGCTCGGGGTCGAACCAGCCGCGAATGTTGCTCAGCTTCTCTTCATGGGCGGCAACCCGCGCTTTCTCTACCGCCTCCCATTCATTCAGCGGCGCCCGTACTTCGTCGCGGAGGGCGTCCATGGCCTGCACGAACTCGCGCAGCTCGGTTTCCACGGTCTTGGGCATGGCCTTCAGTTGTTTGAGGTATTCGCGGCCGGGCTTCTCCACGGCGGTTTTGCTGCGGGCCACCTGCATGGCCAGGCTGGCAATGCGGGCGCGGCCTTTCTTGGTGGTTAAGTCGGGCACCTCACCCTTCACTTGCTCCGCTACCCGCTCGATAAAGGGGGATAACCCCCCAGTGGTGAATATTTTGGGCGCCAGTTCGGTGGTGATTTCCGGTAACGCTAATTCGGTGGTGGCTTGTTCGCTCATTATTCAACTCCTTCTGTTTTTAACATGGCATCCAGTAGTGCCTTCTTCTCGCGGTACGCCTTCATGGCGGTGTCGCGGTATCCTTCGGGCAGATCACCCAGGGTGGCCAAGCTATTGCCGGCGGCGCTGAGTTCGCCCTGGCTCTGTGCCATCCCCATCTGATCCACCACTTCCTGATAGCGATCTTCCTGCTCGTCGCTCCACACTGATTGCGGTTGCTCCGGTGCGGGCTTGCCGTCGATGGCGGCTTTCAGGTGGTCGATGGCGGCGACGGGAGGCGGTGCTGGGGTAACGTCTTTTTCTTTGTGAAAGTCCATGGGCTGGCCGCGCTCCAGCATATCCATGAGCTCAGATGCGTTGGGCAGTCGGCGGGCCAGGCGGTGTAATGCGCTCTTGACGGCCATGCGGTCGTACCAGTCAGCCCAGGGGCCATACTGGCCGCCCTTGCTGGCTTTGCGCACCCGGTCCACCTCTTCCTTGGTCATTACTTCGACGATCAGCTCGCCGGTTTTCAGCTTGGCAAAGGCAAAGGACAGGATGAACTCGCCACGGCCAACGAACTTGGGGCGGTAGTTGATGTGCTCGCCGTTCTCGTCCATCCAGTAATCGAACTCGTCACCCTCGAATACGGCCTTGCCGGCGATGACGTCTATCTGGCCGGATTGGCGGGCGCGTTTCAGCACCCCGTCCACCATGGGCAGGTATTGGGCTTTCTTGATCCACTCGTCGCGGCCATTGCGCTTGACCTTGGAGTTGTAGACCACCAGCGCGGCCTCGCGGTTGTCTGGCACTAGGCCGTCTTTGGCGCAGTCGGACAGCGCCATGATAACCGTATTGGGGTCTGCCTCTGCCAAGTCGGGGCTTTTGGCCATGGCGACCGCTGCGGCCCGTACAAACGCCTCTGGCGTGATGTGGGCGGGCAGCAGGGAGTAAATACCCTGCTTTTCAATTTCGGGGGCCATCATTTCGTAAAACGCGCCGACGGTGCCGGCTGCCACTTGCGTACCCATTACGTTCTCCTTGCCCAGTAGGGGGCTTCAATTGGTTGGAAGTCGTGCCAGTCATCTTCGACGCGGCAGCGGTGGTACTCATTGAGGTTCTTGCGGTACAGCTCACGCCCCAATTGCTTGGCCTCTTCATCCAGCGGCCTGACGCGCACCGGGTACTTGCCGCAACTGATGGTTGAGCTAACGATTAAGAACAGGAATATGGGGTCCTCGCCAAAGTGCTGCTTGTAGCCATCGCAATACATGGCGTCTTGGCGGTGGTAGCAAAAATCAAACACTTGGCGCTGAAAGCGGTCCATGCCATCGACTTTTTTAACGTCGATGATGATGGGTCGGTCTTTCAAGAAGCGGTCGGGTCTAATGCGACATAGCTCGCCGGTTTCCTTGTCGGTCCAGTAGATACTGGCTTCGGCGTGGCCTTCTGACTCCAGCAACCAACGGGCGTCGGGGTGTGCCATGGCGCTCTCTCGCATGAAGTTAAGTTTGCGGCCCTCTTCGACGGTCATGATGGTTTTGCCAAGATCCGAGCATTCCGATAAAAATGCCTGCTCATTGGCCTTGCCTGCCGTGGTGCGCCGGTTGAATTCCGGCGCGATGATGAAGCGGTCTTTGAATTCGTCCGGCTCCAGCAAAATACAGTGCAGGGCGGTACCCATGTCCAGCGGCTTGGTCTTATCCTCATCCACTGGAGCGGCTTGGTTCCAGATGAAGGTAGCGGGGGATTCATCTATCAACCCCAGGCCGCTGTTACTGATGCCGGGGCTGTTGTGATAGTCCTCGTTGCTCAGGTCGTAGTGGATGCCGGGGCCGGTGATGGGGGTCACAGCAGATCCCCCCAGTTACCGGTGCGGTCGGCTTCGTCGAACAACCCGGCGGCCTCCTCGTTCAGCATGTCCTCGATTTCCGGCCTGATAAGCAGGGCGGCATCGGCCAGGGCGCTGTTGGTGGTGCGCAGGTAATCCAGCGCCTCGGGGGGCATGGTGGCGATGGCCACCAACATCCGGCTTAGGGGTAGGTTAAGCGGGTCGTCCCGGTCGGCCTGTCGCTCGCTGAATAGTTGCCACAAGCTCATTTCGTCCTGCCGGTGGTCACCCTGGGGGCGCTTGGCGAAGGCGGCTAGCTCGTTGGCAACATGCTGTTCGCAGTAGGCTTCACGGGCCTCCCGCTCGGCCTGCTCCGGATCTTTGCGGCGGGCCAGGGTGGCGGCGGTGGGCGGCAGGGGGCGGCGGTTGAAGCTGCTCTGAATGCGTGGTTGCATGGTTGGTACTCCTTACCAGTGGGGTCTGAACGTGGCCTGACCCTTGCCGGTGGGCAACTGCTGGGCGATGGCGGCGAGCCGGGCGTGGTGGTGGTGGATGAACTCGAAGGGCGGGCGCTTGCGTTTGCAGCTGCGCTGCCAGCCTTGAGCGGTGAGTTCGGTTATGACGGCGGCCACATTGAGCCGGGTTATCGGGGTCATACGGGCCTCCGTTGGGTGTAAAAAAGCCCGCAACAAAGGCGGGCAAGCGGGGTTCAACACAGCGGTCGACGCACTCCAGCACTAGGCAGTGGAATGGTTGGCGTAACAATTCGGAATGCGCCGGGCGCTGTGCTGATGATGAAGTCACATCGGTCAAGGCCTCTACCAACTGGCACCGCTTAATGCCAAGTAAATGGTGTGAGCGGTAGAGGTCTTGCCGATATGCGGCCCGTAGCGGGGGCCAGTCGGCTGAATCACCGCCATTTAAACCTGCAGCGAGCAGGCAAAGGAGTCGGCAGCTTCAGCAGTCAGTGTTATTGGATCCCGCCACCGCTGACTGGGCGGGCGCACATGGCAATCATCGGTCAAGAGCCAGGCAGCTGGATGCTTTAATCCCCATGGCCCGTTCGGCGTGAAAGTCGCACTGACTGCACGTTGCTCCGCGTCGCTTTCTCCTGGCTCTTGCCGATGAGCCCGGCAGGTGCCGGGCCTGCATTACGCTTTGCTGGGCTTCACCTTGGGCCACAGGATGACGACCAGGGTGGTGACCAGCAGTAGATCTACACCTACCGATAGCAGCCGGCTGGTGAAGTCGATGAAGACGATGGCCAGCAGCATGATGACCGCCATCAGGTTGCGAAAGGCGGGGCTCATGCCGCGTCCAGACCGTATTCTTTGAGGCTGACGCCCAGCACCCGACCTACTTCCTTCAGGATTTCCAGTTCTTCGGGTTCAATTTCTCCATCCGCCTCGGCGATGGTGATCATGGTGACGAAGACTTCCTCCGCTTCTTGCGGGGTGTTCTTGATGTCTGCGATTTCGCGCAGCACCTTCATCTTGCCGATGCGGAATCCGGCGTCGAACATGGCGGTAAAGCGGTTGATGGTTTTGCCGATCTCCGGGCCAAAGTGATCCAGTGAGGGGTTGGCCTGGATCTGCGCCTCGAGGTTGGCCAGTTCGGCGTCTTCCAACTCACCATCGGCATAAGCAATCAGCAGGCTGCCGCCAACAATCGCCTCCATCAGGTCGCGGTTGTTGAACTTCTGCACTTCTGCTTTGGCCTGCGCCGTTTTCTTACCAAACAATTTACTGAGCATTTCCATTTCCTTCTGTGGTCATTGATGAGGGTTGCAGTGCAACGGTCAAGGGTTCTGCTGCTGGAGATTGGCCCATCCGCTCCAATGCTTTCTTTCGCCCTGACTACCCCAATGTCTTCCTCGTAACGAGTACCGAGATTGTTAGTCACCGTAACTAGAAACCCTCTCGGGAGTCGCAGCTTCAAAACCCTTGCCGTTGCCCACTGTTAACGCCAGTGGGTAACGTTAAAACTCTGCCCTGCGCCGTCCGGATTGCTGCCCTCGGCTGGGGTCTTTGCAGTTATTCCCCGCGTCACCGGCTAACCGGGTGGGCCTGACCTGCGCCAGGGTTCTGCGACTGCTCGCTTGGACTCGATTGTGTAAAGAACCTGCTGCGCTACGTCCCGCTGCGTTGATGGGGTAAAGTTAACTCAAGGAAACTTTGCCGTCAAGCATAAAGTTTACTGAAAGAAACTGAGGGGGGGGGGGGGGTGGTTAAATTTCAGGCACAAAAAAACCCGCAGGGCGGGCTTTGATTTTTTTGAATTATTTTTAGTTTCTACCCGTAACGGGTGGCACCGAGAAGGTTGGCGGCGCGAGCCAGGTACCGAAAGACCATCACAGGTTCTGAATTACCTGCCTGACATACCCCACGATCCGGCAGTTCCCATTGATGGGAATGGTCGAATACTTGGGGTTGAGCGGCACCAGGTAGCGGTTGGGGCCATCTACCTGCAGTCGCTTTATGGTGGCTTCATCACTGCCGTCAAGCATGGCTACCACTATCCTGCCGCTGTCCGGGGCCGGGTGTGGTTCAACAATTACAATCGATCCCTCTGGTATAGAGGGGCTGGCATATGGGTTAGTCATCGAATCACCCTGAACTCGCAGGGCAAACGCTTCTCCGCTTACATTTAACGTGGTCACTTGATATTCCGTGCTGCTATCCAGGTGCTCACTGCTGTAGTTTGCCGTCCATCTTCCTGCTGTTACGCTGGAAATGATGGGCACTCTCCGTGTGGGTTCAAACTGTATCCCTGTTGGCTCCTTGGGCTCCCGTCCACTGGTTAGCCATTCCGGCGTTACCTTTAAGCACCTGGATAGAGGGATTAGATATTTAACCTCGGGTATGGCGTTGTGATTGATCCATTTTGACACAGCTCCCTTGGTCGCCTTCGTTGCTGCGGCGATATCCACCTGCCTAATCTGCAACTCCCGCATTCTCTCTGCAACGCGTTCTGAAAACAATCTCATGTCTGCTCTCGCTGGCCAATCTTGTTTACAAGGGTAAACAAATTGCAGTCTCTTCGGGTTGACTTCTAAAGTTTCCACAAATAAACTCCGTGTAAATGTTTAGGAGGTACACCATGACCCATAGCGAATTAATCGACTTCTTTGGATCTGGCGTTGCGGCAGCGGAGGCGCTGGGGGTCGGTCGGTCTTATGTCAGTCGCTGGCAGCTTGATCGCATCCCTGATCTGTATCAGGCCGCCGCACACAGTATATCCAACGGCAAGTTGACCCCCGACGAGAAAGCCAAGGCATGGATGCGCCAACACTTTCCGCACGGACTAAAAAAGAAGCTTATCGCCGCCTAAGCGTGGCACCAGGTAAGGAAAACAGCAAAAAGAAGCCCCACTCGGGGAAGTAGAAATGAAAAAACCCGCTGCTTTCGAGGGCTCACGGGTTTCTTCGAACCAACCACAAGGAATGATTGATATGAGCAATGTTAATAAAAGAACTACCCGAAAGCCAGTTTTGCTGAACTGCAGGTACATCACCTGGGCAGAGCTGAATGCCATTTTCGTGCGCCGCAAAGCCCAACTGCAAGCCGCCAGCTAAGGGGAACACCATGAACTTACCGATTAACACCTTTGCCGGTGAGCTAACCATGTCCAGCCGTGATATTGCCGATCTGGTGGATGTGCGGCACGACAACGTGAAGCGAACCATGGAAACCCTACGCGACAAGGGGCTGATTGCTTTTACTCAAACTGAGGAAAAGACCAATGGCCGGCCTGCCATCATTTACCACGTCAACAAGCGCGACAGTTACGTGGTAGTTGCCCAGCTTTCTCCCGAGTTCACCGCTCATCTGGTTGACCGCTGGCAAGAGCTGGAAAAGAAAGCCGCCCGCCCCCTCTCTAAGGCCGAAATGACCCTGATGGTGATCACCGATCTGCAAAACGAGGTGACACAACAGGCAGCACTGATCGAGCAGCAAAAGCCCGCCGTGGAGTTTGCCAAGCGCATTGCCGGGGCCGACAAGGGTGTGAAGCTGGGCAACTTTGCCAAGTCGTCCGGTTTGGGCCCAAGGCGCATTTTCGAGATCCTGCGCGAGCACAACATCCTGATGACCGGCGGTGACCGCCATAACCTGCCGTATCAGGAATACATAGAGCGCGGTTACTTTACCGTTCGCCAGTCCACCTATGAGGCCAACGCCGAAACCCGGATTAGCCACACGCCGCTGATCACCGGTAAGGGCGAGCAGTGGTTGACCCGCCGCCTGTTGGCTGTGGGTGTACTCAAGGCAGTGGTTAATGGGGGTGAGGTATGAAGCGCGAATATGAAGTAACCCTGTGGGCAGAGGCCTTTCAGCACGCGACCATGCTTGAAAAGATTTACCTCAAGAATGGCAACACCATCAACACCCCGGAAGTGTTTATGAGGCGATCGGATGGCCGATCAGAGTTCTCGTATTACGCTCCGGTTGCCCTGTGTGGATTACCCATGGATCAGGTTGTAGGTATATACCTCGACTTCGCCTCGGATTGTGCGTGCGAGGCACTGCGGGAGCTGGTAGAGCGCGGCGCCGAGCTGGCCCAGTCACACGTAAAAAGGGGCGAGTCGTAATGCAGTACAGGGTAGTTATCAATCAAATCAAGGCCCTTGAGTGGGGCCTTAACTCTCAGCAAGCCATGCTGTTCGCGTTTGTGTATGAATGCCCGTCCTGGTGTAACGCGATCACCCACAAGGGTGAGGTGTTCTACACGCTGAGTAAATCCAAGGTAGTCAGTGAGTTGCCACTACTGACTGACAAACCTGACACGGTTTATCGCATGCTGAAGGCGTTGCAGAAAAAGGGGCTCGTTGCCTTGAGTAGCACCGACTCAATAACGCTTGTCAGGCTCACCCAAAAGGCGGCCGAGTGGAACCGAAACACCACTGATAATTGGGTCGGAAATAAATCCGATGAGGGTCGGAAAAATTTCCGAGGGGGGTCGGAAAAATCTCCGACAAATCAGTATACCAGTAATCCATATACCAATAATCAAGACATAGACACTAGGTCCATCGCCAAAAAAACGGCGACAGACCCCGCGCGAGTTGAGGCCGATCCGTTTGATGAGCTTTGGCCCTGCTACCCCAAGCGCGAAGGCAGCAACCCCAAGAATCGAGCCAGGCAGAACTTCAATGCTCGCCTCAAGGAAGGCCACACCGTTGAAGTCATGGCGCAAGGGCTGGCCCGATACGCCGCCTTCTGCCAGGCCAAGGGGCAGACCGGCACCGGCTTCGTGATGCAGGCGCAACGCTTCTTCGGCACCGCGCTGGAATTCCTGAACGACTGGGCGGTATCACAAGCCGGACCGTCGCAACGCGAAAACGACAAGGACTACTGGGATCGTGCCAACAACGATCAGTCTTGGGCGGATGACCTGGGGATATGAGCATGGAACAACGACGCAATCAGGGGCCCATGTCGCTGGCCCAAATTACCGGCAGCAACCGACAGCTGCCAAGCGAGCCGCAGCAGTACCAGCGCCCCAGCCTGAGCCAGCAGGATCGCAAGGTGGTGAGCGATGTATTCACCCAGCTGCAAAACATCTTTCCGGCCTGGAAGCATGCCTTTCCGACCGACGACAGCCTGACCGGCGCCAAGCGGGAGTTTGCCAAGGCGCTGATCGAGGCGGGTATCACCGGTCTGGACGCCATTGCCCGGGGTATGCGCATTGCTCGCCAGCAGGATATCCCCTTCTTTCCGGCGCCTGGCATGTTTATCAAATGGTGTGAGATCACCCCGGAGTCGATGGGCCTGCCGGCCATGGGAGTGGCTTATCAGCAGGCGGTCAGCCTGCGCATGAACCACCCGGCGGTGAAGGTGGCCGAGAAAGCGACCCGCTACGAGCGCAAGACCCTGCCCGAGGCCGATTATCGGGCGGCATTCGATCGGGCCTATCAGATAGCGGTACGCCGGGTGCTGGAGGGCGAAGACCTGGAGGCGGAAATTCTGAAGGCATTGCCGACCCGGGAGCAGGTACAGCACTCGCAGGAGTATTACCGCAAAGCGGGCGTCAAGGGGCTGGCACTGGTCCGCGCCAAGCTGGGCAAAAACAACAACAACGGGACAGAACAGCAATGAGCACGCAAACCCTGAACGCCCTGGTCAAGCAGTGGCTGGAACACAACAAATACGAGCCGGAGCTGTACGCGGCATTGATCGAGCAGGTGGATACCGCAGTCATGCAGCACTTCATTGGCGGCAAGGGCATGAACCAGATGCAGGCGGCCGCCGAGCTGGGCATCAACCGCAAAACCGTGGCCGACAAGGCGCGCCGGGCTGGGTACCGCTTCACCCGGAGGGAGCAGGCATGAGCAAGCTGGGAACGGCCAAACCAAACGAGAACGCCATTAAAGTCGTCAAGGCTGCGCACCAGCATGGCGGCTGGCTGGGATTCACCGAAGTGGCGGCCCTGACCGGACTGTCCGAACGCCAGGCGGCGGACGCCATAGTGCGGGCCACCATGATGGGGGATGAGTGGTGTGGTCGCACCGGTTGGGACGAGCGGATGGTCAAGAGCGAGGCCGGCGGCGTGCGCAGTGAAATCAAAATTATCGCCATTTTGGCGTTGCCCAGCATCAGCGCGCACTTCGCGTCTGACCGGGTGAAGCAGATCTTGATCGACAACCCCGGCCGGCAATACACCCTGAGCCAGCTGGCCCAGATGGCCGATTGCAGCCCCGGCACCGCCAGCTATGCCCGTAAGACATTCCGTCAGTATGGCCCGGCCGGCAAGCCACCGAAGCCGAAGGCCAAACGTAGCGCCAAAGTGAAGCGGCAGCAGGATATGGCCAACAGCCTGATCCACAAGGATGAGGTGGTCGGCGGCGAGATGAGCCGGCGCTTCCGTCAGCTGTGGCCGGCACCCGCTACGGCAGGGAGGGCGCAGGCATGAGCAAGGCAAAGACCCGCAAGGAGCGACTGGCCGAGTATTTTACCGCCGGGGGCGAGCCGCTGGAGTATCAGCAAATCGCCGAACTGCTGGGCGCGACCGAAAGCGCCGCCAGCAGCGTGATGTCCGAGCTGGAGCACGCCAGTGACAGCACCGGCATGTGGCAGGCCGATGTTCGCCGGGTACCGCGCCGCACCCTGTTTGACCTGGAGCGGGTGCCGACCAAAGTAGAGCTGACCCGCGAGCGGGTACGGCAGGCACTGCTGGCGGACGGCGGTATCAACAACCACCGGCTGTCCAAGAACATGCGGTGCTCCGAACGGCTGGTTAGCAATGTGCGCGCCGAGCTGGTGGCCAGTGGCTGGCAGCAACCGCCCATTCGCACCAATCGCAGCCAGGGCCGGGAGATAGAGAGCGCCACGGTCACGCCGACGCTGCGCCATCCGGAAGACGAGCCCTATCTGCGCCGGGCGCTGCGCTTTCGTGAAGTCTGGCCGGTCAGGGTGTTGGCATGACGCTGTGGAATCTAGTGATGGCCAGCCTGGGGCTGGTCGTATCGGTGATGTGGGTAGTCGAGTTATGGAATATGGTCAAGTATGACAACAGCAATAACCAACCGGATGACGGGGCCCTGGGTCAACGTGGCGGCCCCGGAATCGACGCCTGCCGACGTTCTGGACCAACAGCTAGGGCGATGGGCAAGTTTGCAGTTGCACCGCCTCAGAACGCGGGAGATTGCGCGGCACGACATAACCCAGGAGTTGCGCAAGATGCCGGAAGAGAAACAGGCAGGGGCCAAGCGTTGGCTGAATCATTACCGGGCAATGAGGGGAGGGTAAGCGAGTGAGTCAGCTCCAGATGATTATCCAGCAGCCGGCTGACTTCGATGCCTTCATGCTGGCCGCCAGGGCGCTGCCGCTTAACAAGCCACTGGTGGCCGAACTCAAGCCGCACAAGCGCAAGCGGTCGCTGGACCAAAACGCCCTGTACTGGATGTGGTTGACCGAGCTGTCCCGGTACCTGACCAACCGGGGCCGCAAGTTTGCCACCAAGGACTGGTGTCACGATGCCATGCGCCATTCGTTTTTGGGCATGAAGGAGCAGGAACTGGTGGACGTGATCACCGGCGAGGTCACCGTCACCCGAGCGCTGCGCAGTACCACGGGGCTGAGCACCGGCAGTTTCACCCATTACCTGGAATCGATAGAGGCCTGGGCACTGAACATCGGCTGCCTGTTGCCGGTACCGGAGCACAGCGAATACATGAAACTGAAGCGGGAGCAGGAGGCATGAGCAAAACCAAGGCAGAGCGTCGGCATCTGGATCTGGTTTCCTCGTTGGGCTGTGTGGCGTGCAGGAACCTGGGCTATGGGCCGACGCCCGCCGAGATCCACCACTTGCGCACCGGCCGGGGTATGGCGCAGCGGGCAAAACATACCGAGGTGCTGCCGTTATGCCCGCCGCATCACAGGGCCAGTTACCCCACCGGTTTTCATGCCAATCCAAGGGGCTGGCAGGCGCAACATGGCACCGAGCTGGAGCTGCTGAAACAGACCCTTTCAGATCTGGAAAAGCTGACCGAACTCTTTGTTTAATAACGAAAAAGTCACTCTTTGAGGGTGGCTTTTTTACTGGATTTATGTACACTATTCACACGATTTCAATGGGGTTTGGTCGATGGGTATAGATGGATGGTTGCGGCATTTCCGCAAGGCGAAAACCCGCCAGACGCTGGATATCATGGCCAGTCGCAAGGCGGCCAAACACCCGGAGCAGGCGGACGACATTAACGAGGCCTGGCACCACCGGGAGGCCGAGCTGAGCGTTGGCCATCTACTGGATGCGGCAGCGTGCTCCGGCTGACGGTCGCCGAGGCGGCGCATTACCTGGGCATCAAGACCAAAGCCAAGGGTAAGCGCACTGCCGGTGCGGCGAAGAAGCGGGCGCAGGCCTCCGCCCTGGCGGGCAAGGCCGAGGCGATACTGCTGGGGCTGCCCGAACATGTAACCGAGCACCGCTTTCACCCGACCCGCCGCTGGCGGTTCGACTACGCCTGGCCCGACTTGAAAATCGCCATGGAATTGCACGGCGGCGTCCACAGCGGCGGCCGTCATACCCGGGGTAAGGGCTTTGTAGCCGACCGGGAGAAGATGAACACCGCCATCGAACTGGGGTGGCGGGTCATCGAAGTAACACCAGAGCACATCAAAAACGGTACTGCCAGGCGCTGGCTTGAGCAGCTGATAACGACGGGAGCGAAGGGCGATGATGGCGATGGTCATGGGAATGTTTGAGGCGCGCAGTATGCGGATAGGGCAAACCGGTGGCTCCGGCCTGATGAGCCGGGAGCAGGTAGTGGGCGCCTTGGGTGCGGTATCGGGCCGTCATCCGTTGGGATGGTTGGCCGCACAGGCCGAGCACGGGGGAGAGTCCAGCACCCTTGCGCAACTCACTGCGCATCTGCGCACTCGTCTGACTGCGCACTCTGCGCACTGCGCAACCCTGCCGGAACTGACCCTGGCCATCTATCTGCGCCGACCCTTGCCCGAGCAACTGCGTAGCCTGGTGGCCAAACACCCGCGCTGGGACCGGGAGCGCAGACGGGCCGCGAAGCTCAAGGTATTGATAACAAAAGAGAAAGAGAAGGGGGGCGAGGCCGAAGCCGCCCGCTTGCAGGCCACTCATGACGAGATACTGACCGCGGCCAGAGTACGCTGCGAGCAGGAGATCATGACCACCGGACGCTGCCCCAAATGCGCAGGCACCGGCAAGATGCTGCGCAAAGGTGGCGATTGCGCGGTGTGCAATGGCACCGGCAAGGTGGTGCCGGACATGGGCATCATAGAGCGGATGGCGGGCGTGGCGGCGGTGCGTGCCGTGCATCAGGCGCTGGACGAGCTGGAATCGGCGGCGACGACGTTCAAGCGGGCGCTGCGTAAACGGCTTGAGGGTGAGCGGGAGCAGTGATTGCCTCCGGCCGCCTTTGGCGTTAGGCTATCCCCACAATTCCGAATACTCTATTTCGAGCCTGGCCTCGCTTCTTATTGAAGCAGCCGGGCTTTTTTGTTTTCTGCAGGATAGGCCCGTACAGCCGAAGAGGTGGGTAAGCCTCCACCCTTCCTGCAACCCATTTAGGCTTGAGTGAGTGCTTAACATGAATATTCAGACCTTTGGTCACACCGAATTCCAGATCATGGTCGAGCGCCATGACAGTCAAATCATCACCACCTCCATGAAGGTTGCCGAGTTCTTTGGTAAGCAGCACAAGGATGTGCTCAGGGCCATCAGGAACCTGCAATGTTCGGATGAGTTTAACCAGCGCAATTTTGCGCAGTGCTTAAAAATCAACGAGTTAGCAAACGGAAAGAGCGAGCCTTACTTTGAAATGACCAAGAACGGCTTCATTTTCCTGGTGATGGGTTTCACTGGTAAGAAAGCAGCCCGCATCAAGGAAGCGTACATCAACGCCTTCGATTGGATGGCCGAGCAGTTGCAGAGCGAAGTATTCAGCGTGACCGCCGAACTGAATGCCGTTACTCGTGATTATGTCCGAGCCGAGATTAAAGCCAGCGACTGCGGGCGAGGGCTGCGGCAGTGGCGGGAACTCAAGCCCGATCTGGAAAACAAAATGGAAGAGCTGAAGGCCATCGCCCAGATGCCGTTGAAGCTGCACTGAGTTACCTCCCGCCAGGTGCGGGATACCATTACCAACAACCGCCACTAATGGCGGTTTTTTTATGCCCGGAGATCGCCAGTGGAAAAAAACAACGGCCTGTTACAGCCGCAACTGACGCAAAACAAGGTGCTGAGCCCGCAGGAGTTGGCCTTGAGCCAGATCCGCAGTGGCGCCACCAGCCAGCTGCCCAAACCAACACTGACCCAGGAGAAGCGCGATCTGAATATCGGCCTGGGTGATGTGGGCCGGCTGATAGGCAAGGGCGCTACCGATCTGGTCGGTGGTGCCGGTGATGTGGCGGAATACGGTGCCAACTGGCTGAAAACCAAGGGCACGGCCGGCGCCATTGCGGCAGTGCCGTTGCAGGGGGTGGCAGCACTCGGTGATCTGGCCGATTCGGCGGGCGAGAGCCTGCAGGCGGGTTTGAGTGCCGACGCACAGGAGGCCATGAGCAGCCGCATTTTCGATGAAGACGCCAACGGCAAGCTGGTGATGGGTGACGGCGCCGGTGATATCGATGTGTGGGCGGCGAAGTTTGCGCACGGCATTGGCACCTTCATTCCCACAGTGGGCGCGGGTGGCCTGGCCAACATGGGTACCAAGGCGGCCGGCATTGTCTATCAGTCCATGCTCAAGCGCGGCGCGTCCGACGCAGTGGCCCGAGCGACGGCACAGAAGACGGTGGAAAAACTGGCCAGCTCGGCCGGTACCGGCGCAGCCGTGGGCATGGGCGCCGCCGGGGCCGTGGGTCTTGGTGGTCGTGATGTGGCCGAACAAGTCAACGGCATGTCATACGAGCAGTTGATGGAGTCGGAAACCTACCGGCAGAAGCTGGTGGCACTGCGAGATAACCCCGAATGGGCCGACAGAACATCGGGCGAGCGACTGGAAGAGGCGCGCCGCCTGACGGGTGAGGAAGCAGCCGGTGCCGTGATGACCGACGCGGGCAGCTGGGCCTTTGCCGCCGGTGCCGCCATCCTGGGCGACCGCTATCTGTACAAGATGCTGGCAGGCAAGGCCGCAACCGGCGGCATGGCAGCCGGTGCCGGCAAGGGCGTGATAGCCGAAGGCACCACCGAATTCGTGCAGGAAGGCGGCCAGCAGTGGCGCAACAACGAAATCCTGAACGAAGTGGCGGCGGCCAATATAGATCCGATGCGCGGTGTGCTGTCCGGCGCGCTGGAAGGCGGCGTTATCGGTGCCGGTACCGGTGGAGCCATTGGTGCCCTGGGTGGCATGCGTAAACAGCAGGGCGACACCGACGTGAACCCCGAGCTGAGCGGCGAGCAGATCCCGCCCGCCCCGGACGCGGCGCCACAGGGCGAAGTGGATCCGGGCGTGAGCCCGACCGAGATCACTATCAATCAGTCGGTCAGCGAGCAGGGCAACACAGCCCCACAAGTGGTGCCGAGTGACGATAGCCGCGTCGGCAAGCGTTTCACCCTGGCCGGCGGCGACGATTACCAGATTGTCGAGCACCTGGACGGCACCCGTTACCGCGTGGCCAACCTGGCGACCGGCGATCAGGTCACCATCGACGCCACCCAGTTCAGCGGCAAGCTCGATATCGACCGGCTGATCTCCGAATACGGTCAGAGTTCAGTCACTGAAGGCGACGCTACGCGCACCAATGGCAATCCGGCAGGGCCAAGCGCCGCACAATTCGACGAGACACGCGATGTGCCGAGATATTTACGCCAGGATGCCGAGCTGGATGGCCGGCACGCACGACCGCACTGGAGTGACGATGAGGCACAGCAAGCGTTGCGTGAAGGCCAGAACGCGCCGAGCCCGGCGGATCTGGTTCGCCAGCAGATGGAACAAGGACCGGTCAGCGAGTCCGAGCCCGAGCAGCAAACCGGTGACATCGAAACCTGGCAACCCAACTGGCGAGCCGGACGACAAGAGCGAGGTGACGGCCCGGCCCGAGAGGTAGAGGGCGAGCTGGTACCCCGCATGGAGCGAGAGCAGGTAGGCGAGGGTAGTCGCCTGGAGGGGCCGGTGATTGACGGCGAGGCCCGGGAGCGCGGTACCGAGCTGCCGCACCGGGATGTTATCTATGGCGCCGATGGCCGACCGCAACAGCAGAGACAGCAACAGCAGGAGCAGCGCAAGCGCAACCTGGGCAATCAGCCCCCCGAACTGGGCTACAACGACACCATCAACCTGTCCGGTGCGCCGGGTGACGGCCGCAACAGCAACTACGCTCCGCCCAGGCTGAGCTGGGACCAGCAGGACGACAGCGTAGAGCCGCAATCCATGCGCGACGGCCGTACCGGCGTGGGTAAGGCCATCAAGGAGGCCGGATCCGAAGCCGACGCCATCTGGCAGCAGCTCAGCACACTGCGCGTAACCAAGCGCGGCAAGCCGTTCGCCAGTGAGAAAGAGGCGGCACTGGCCAGCCGCAAGGATGAGCAGCCGGTCAAGCTGCCCGACGGCTACGGCATTGCCAGACAGGACGAGGTGGCCGAAGTTCAGGCTCAGTCCGCACCCGCAACCGAGCAAGGCGCCACAGCAGAAGCCGAGCCCGCCCCACAGAACAAGCTGGCCGGCAGCATCACCGAGGTACCGGTGGCTGAGCTGCAATTGTCCGACGACGTCCCCCAGTTCAAGGACGGCGCCAACAAGGACGGCGTGGTCGAGCCACTGGGCGGCAGCTTCGATCGCACCGGCGTGTCTCCCATTCAGGTATGGCAGCGCAAGGATGGCCGGCTTGAGGTAATATCAGGGCGTCACCGGCTGGATCTGGCCCGTCGTTCCGGCGAAAAGACCATTCCCGCCCAGGTACACCGAGAAGCCGACGGCTTCGACCAGGCATCCGCTGCTACACTGGATGCCGAACTCAATATCCGCGACAACCAAGGTAAGGTGAAAGATTATGTCCAATACTTCCAGGCCACCGGCATCGACCGAGCAGAAGCCGACCGAAGAGGTCATACCGCAAGGGCGCTGGGGCGCCGGGCTCACCAAATCGCAACTGGCGGAAGCGAGGAAACGATTGCCGCCCATCGTGCCGACATACTCAGTGACGAAGCCGCCGAAAGAATAACCCAGACCGCACCGAACGACGCCCGCCTGCAAGCGGTGGGCATCAAGGCCATTCAGGAAGGCAAATCCATCACCCATGCCACCAACATGATGCAAGCGGTCAAGGCACTGACCGGCGGCCAGCAGGGTGACGGCATGGGCGATATGTTCGGCTTTGACGAATCCGGCATGCGGGAAGCCGAGCAGATGGCGAAGCTGGCGGCGAAGAAGCAGCGCGAAATCAGCGAGCTGTTGCGCCCGCAGAAAGCCGTGGCCAATGCTGGCGCACTGGCCGAGCAGGAGGGCATCACCGACAACCTTAACCCCGAACAGCGCAAGCAGCGCATGGACAACCTGCAGCAACTTAAAGCCGCCTGGGATACCTGGAGCACCAACCCCGAGCTGGTGGCCGAACTGCGCCGGGAAATTCAGGGCGAAGAAGCGCCGGTGCTGTCCAGCTACACCGAAGCCGAGCTGCAACAGCAGGCCGACCAGGTGAAGCAGGCCCAGCAGGATGAGCGGGAAGCCCAGTCCCGCTACGAGGCCGACCGGGAAGTGGGCGACTTCAACCTGACCGGTTCCAATGCCCCCGCCGATGTGGCCATGAGCCAGGGCCAGAACGACATGTTTACCCAGACCATCGGCCAGGCCGAGGCGGCGAGGCCAAACCAGGGGGACCCCAAGGCAGGGGCGATAACGAGATCTATCGCCGACTCGATAGCAGGGGCGCCCAGTAGAACGCTCACCAAGCGAGCGCTCGATGAGGGAATTTCCGGCTCCCTTGCCGTGTTTAAGCAGGGCATGAAGACGTCAGGCCGAAACACCATCTACGAGGTTCATGATGACAATGGTGTTGTGGCGGTAGGCCCCGCTTACCCCGCCTTTGAGAAAGGGTCCGGAGCAGCAGCGAGGAAGGATGCTGAGGATATAAGGGATGCGCTAGATCTTCTGGTGAAGGAGGGGAAATTAAAAACATCCAAGCCGGCGGAGCAGTCAACCACCGGTCAACCACCGGTCAACCAAACGGCTGAGCCGGACAAGCCAGCAACGACCAGCGCCCTGCCATCCAGCCCTGAGTTTAAAGATGGCATTCTTGTGCTTCACGGAACGAAGGTTGAGGTCAACCATAACGGCAAGAAAAAGGTGGGCTCGGTTGCCAACAAGTACACAGCGGAAAACAGGGCGAACGGCGATCCAATCCGCATTAGCTTTGGCTTCCAGAAGAACATAGATGTGCCCGAGTCAGCTATCACCCGCATTGTGGAGCCGTCAGGCTGGGCTGGCGACTACCAGAAAGAAGGCGGGACGAACCCAACGGCTGAGCCCGCCAATGAAACCCACGCTCCCTTGCTCTACAAAGCGGACGGCAGCCCCTTCGCTACCGAGAAGTCGGCGCGCATCAGCAAGGTGTTCAAGGATAACCCCGGCGCCACCATCGAGGTGGTGGATGGCGGCTTTGCGGTGCGCAAGAAGCCGGTCACCCTCAAGCGCGGCGAAGTGGGCGGCAAGCTGGGCTCCGGTGAGGTGGTGCTGACCAGCACCGGCAACCGCACCACACCTTTCCCCGACGTCAAGCTGGGCAGTAACCAGGCGCTCAATCGCACCATTAAATCCGCCGGCGAATGGCTGATCACCAACGCCAGGCTGGAAGCGGCCCGCCGTGGTGATGAGTTCAACGGCCGCGCCTTTGACGGCATGGATCAGGGTAACCCCACGCCGGCGGATAAGGACCACGCTGAATACTATCTGTTTGACCCCGAGTTTTTTACCCAAGCCAACGGCGGCATTGGGCGACCGGTAAGCACCGATACCCAGCCCAGCAACGACGCCCGCCAGGATGACGAACTCGCCGCACCCGCAACCGAAGCTGAGCTGAAAGACCGCGACTTGCTGAAAGAACACGCCGGTCAGTGGAGCTACCGCTATGCCGTGGGCGGGTCGTGGCGCAAGGCCAGCAGCAAGGCGTCCGCCATGGACAGCGCTCGGGATGCCTACGACAAGGCCATGACCGGCGGCGAGCTACCCGCAACAAGAGCGGAGCGGCACCAGCAGGCAGATGATGAACTCTACCGGGAGCTTGACGGCCGCTATGGCAGCAAGAGCCTGAGCGAACTGAAGGCCGAACGTGCCCGATTGGATGGCATGGCCGCCGAACTGAGGGGGGCGGGCCATGGCGAATTCAATGGTGGCGGGCGTAAGACCGGCGCCGCGGTATCCAACGAAGGCGCACGCCAGGCCGGAAGTGACAGCCTGCGCCTGAGTTCCTACATCGACATGCGGCAAGAAAAAGAGGCCGGTGAGAAAAAGGTCAGCGCCCACGGCGTATCGGTCACGGTGCCGTCCGTTTCCAGGGAGTTGACCGACAACTACAACCGCGCCACCCACATGGGCAAGGGGCGGGACTTCAATGCCGAGCTGCAAGCCGAAGCCAGGGCCATACTCAACGAGCTGGCCGGGCGCAAGCACACGCTGGAAACCGACGAACAACGAGCGAGGGCGGCCGAACTGACCAACGACTACCTGCGTAAGAAGGCAGACTTCCATCGCTGGGACGCCAACCAGGCGGCCAGTAACCCGTCGTGGATGGTCACCGGGCGTGACGGCCGCAACATGGCCAAGGCGAATGCTGCCAACGACCGGCATATGGCGCAATACACCCAGCGCGTCGAGCAACTGGAGCGGCAGCGCAAGGCTATTGCCGATCAGCTTTACCGGATGCGCCCGGATACCGTCAAGGCCGATCAGAGGCTGAACGCGGCAATGCGGGACCTGGCCAGTGTGGTGGGCGACATTGCCAGCATGATCCGCGAGGGCAAGCCGGCGCTGGAGAAGGAAACCCGCGGCTGGGCGTCACCCAAGGCGCACCGCTTGATCAGCCAGGCGGTAGAGCAGGACAAGGCCCGCGTTATCTCTCAATTGCTGGGCATGAACACCCAGCTGCGCGACGTGGGCGGACTGGTCAAGGTGCTGGGCCCGCGATCCAACGCCGGCAAGCTGGTCAAGGAGCTGCTGGACGCGCCTGCCGGCAAGGGCAAGGCTCAAGACGGCGCAGCAACGGAGGCCGTCAGCACGGAGCTGGACGAGATTATCGCCAAAGGGGAGGCGCGCCGGGCCAGGGCCGTGAAGGACAACGGTGCCGACGCGCTGCCCACGGCCTTCGATTATCTGACCCACCCGGAGAAGGAGCGCCGCCACGAGCTGATCCAGCAACTGCCCAGTGCCGCACAGGAGCGATACGAGGCCAGCCAGCGCGTACAACAGCGCGCCGCCGACAGAAATATCAGGCGGGCGGTGCTGGCGATGGTGGATGATATGGCCAGACAGTATCCCGATAGCGACTTCAGGGTGGCGGCCGACAAGTTTGGTCTGCTCAACAGGGTCAAGGAGGCCACCGGCACGACGGATACCGTCAGCATGCTGAAGCGTGCCGCCCCCCGGAGTGAGCTGGAAGCGGCATTCGAAAAGGCAAAGGCCGCCCCGGCGCCGAAGCAGTGGCGCAAGGTGGATGGTCGCAAGCGGGTATGGGAAGCCAACGACGGCACCATTATCACCGACGAGTCCTTTACCGTGGGCGGGAAGAAGACCGCTAACTTCTTCGTCTATCAGGATCGTCACGCCTGGGACAAGGGCAACAATCACGCCAGCGGCGAGAGTCTTGCCGAAGCCAAGCAGAAGGCGGAGCAGGAAAGCCCGCGTTTCAGCAAGTCAACCGGGTCAGTCGCGCCGGGTGTCGCCGGGCTCCCGCGTGAGCAGGCAGAGTCTGTCGCTCGCAACATCATGGCTGACTGGAAAGGCGCGCCGAAGCTCGTCGTAGTCGCGTCGGAGGCTGAGCTTCCCGCGGCGATAGCCGATGCAATAGCCGAGCAGAACGCCCACGGCGAGATTGAGGGCGTACACTATCGTGGTACCGTTTATGTAGTCGCTGACAATATCCATGATGCCTCCGGTGTGGAAAGGGTGCTGTTGCACGAAGCCGTGGGTCACTACGGCATTGCTCGCATGATAGGCCCGACCTGGAAGCACGAAATGAACCGGCTTTACCTCAAGCTGGGCGGCGATCCGGGTATCGAGAAGCTGGCCAAACGCTTCGGTATCAACCTGGACAAGTACAAGAACAACACCGGCAAGATGACCACCGCCGAGCGCAATCGCATGATGGTGGACGAATTGCTGGCTCATGTGGCACAACAGAACCTTGAGCCTACCATTATCGACCGGGTAGTGGCTCAAATTAAAAAGTGGCTGCGTGACTGGGGTCTGGGCCGCTTTGCTCAGTATGGCAAGGCCGACGTGCTGCGCCTGCTGGAAGGAGCCAAGCGCGCCGTGTACGAAGGCACCGATGGCAAGCCGCTGCTGCCGGATGATGTGAAATTCAGCCGCAAGGGTGATGTCGGCGGGAATGGCCCCCAATCAGGTCAACGCACAAGCGAGGGTGATGTGAGTTCGCAATTTGGCGGGGAACGCTCCCCCTGGGGTAAAAACTTCCCCGAGGTGATGCTGCACGGCAAGCTGGGTGACGCCACCGGCCACCCTGATTATGCCGCCGCCAAGGGCGGGGATGACGCGGCCGCGCTGCGGCTGGTGCGCGATGTGCTGTCGCCGGAGGTGGTGCGCCGACTGCGGCAGGTAGTGGGCTCCCGCCCAGCCATCGCCCTGGCAGTGCATGCCGAGGAGGCCGTCAGTCGCAACGCCATTCCTCAGGCCATGGCGGACGTATTGGGGCAGGCCCTAGGCATGGAAGTGGACGTTGACATCGTTCAGGCTGCCAAGGTGGGTCGCACCGGACAGGACGGTTTTGGCCGACTGGCGAATCAACCCACGTTTAGCGGCCGGGTTCGCGCCGACAAGCCTTACCTCATCATGGATGACACCCTGACCCAGGGCGGCACTTTGGCCAACCTGAAGGGGTATATTGAGAACCGGGGTGGCAAGGTGCTGGCGGCCACCGCATTGACCGGCAAGCAGTATTCCGCCAAAATTGCCATAGCAGACGACACCCTTCAGCAGTTACGGAGTCAGTATGACGGCACAAACCTTGAAACATGGTGGCAAGAGCGCTTTGGCTACGGCTTCGACGCCCTCACCGAGTCAGAAGCCCGCTACCTCATTCGTGCCAAGGATGCTGACAAAATCCGAGATAGAGTCACTACGGCAGGACAAGCATCGCCGACACAAGGCGAACATGGAAATGCTGAAGACGATGGATCTGTCTCATCTGATGGAGTGAGGTTCAGCCGCAACCCCACCACCGACTCCGCCCTGGACAAGCTGAACCTGGGACCGAAGCCGGACGTGATTGACCAGGCGAAGGAGAAGCTGCAGGCGCTGCGCGAGATTGACCGCGCCACCGCCACCAGCTGGCTGACCCGCGTCGGGCGCAAGGCCAACACCGAACTGCTGGATGCCCTGGCCCCCATCAAATACATCGAGAACGCCATTGGCATCACCGGTGCCGATGACTCCGGTTATCACGCCGCCCGCCTGGCTACCGGCTCCAGCTCCACCATGCTGGGCGCCATGTTGCACGGTCTGCCCGAATGGCGGAATGGCATCGTTCAGCGTAAGCAGGGGAGCACCGAGCAGGATGCACTGCTGGGCATACTGCAGCCGCTGGGCAAGGACTTGCATAACTGGCTGGGCTGGATGGCTGGCCACCGCGCCGAAATACTGATGGCCCAGGGCCGGGAAAATCTGCTGACCGCCGACGAGATCCAGGCACTCAAAGATCTGGGTAACGGCAAGGAGCAGCAATTCAACGCCGCAAAGAAGAAATGGAATGAGTTTAACGGCGCCATCCTGGATCTGGCGCAAGAGGCCGGGCTGGTCAGTGCCGAGGCCCGCGCCGGCTTTGAGAGCGAATGGTACATTCCCTTCTTTCGGGAAACCGAAGACGGCGACGTGCTGGCACCGTTCAATGGCAAGGGCGTCGCCAACCAACGCAGCGGCATCAAGCAACTGAAGGGTGGGGCCAACAAGACCAATGACCTGCTGGAAAACATGTTTCACACCACCAGCAAGATGATTGACGCCGCCATGAAGAACCACGCCGCGCGCAAGACGGTGGAGAACCTGATGGATACCGGCATCATCGAGGTGATCGAGAATCCGAACCTGATGGATATGCGCGCCAAGGACAAGGGGCAGGAAGTGTTCAGCGTTCGCCACAACGGGGAAGACTTGTATGTGCGCACCCTGGATAAAGACCTATTCAAAGCCATGACCTTTCTCGACCGCAAGCCGTTTGATGACCCTTTCACCAAGGTAGGCATGGCTGCCAAGCGGCTGCTGACTGCCACCGTGACCAGCTCGCCAGAGTTCATGCTGCGCAACTTTTTGCGTGATGCGCTCAGCGCCTGGACCATCAGCAAAGACAAGTACAACCCGCTCGATGCGTTCAGTGGTGCCGTGAAGGCCTACAACATGACCGGCGGCGGTCTGGATATGATGTTTGCCGGTGCCAGTTTCATGGGAGGCTACGTCAACGCCAACGACCCCGAAGGCATGGCCGACACCATTCGCAAGGGCTTGCGCCGTAAGGGCATGAGCCCTGAGCAGATCGCCAAGTACGAAAAGAGCCTTGTCCGCAACGCAGCGCAGGCCAAGGGCGCGGTTGCCGATGCCTGGGCCAAGTACAACCGTTATGGCGAAGCGGCAGAGAACGCCACGCGAGAGGCGGTGTACGAGGCGGCGCTCAAGGCTGGCAAGAGCAAGGCTCAGGCGGCGTTCGAAGCCAAGGATCAGATGGACTTCAGTATGCTGGGTGCCAGCCGTACCCTGCAGTGGTTCACGTCGGTGCTGCCATTCTTCAACGCGCGGGTGCAAGGATTGGGTAAACTCAGTCGCGAGTTCAAAGACAACCCGACCGGCATGGCCAAGCGTGGCGGCATGATTGTCGCCGGTTCCCTGGCGTTGCTGGCAATAAACTGGGACAACGAGGATTACGAGGCGCTGCCCGACTGGGACAAGGATATGCACTGGCATTTCTGGCTTGGCGATCAACATCTGCGCATTCCCAAGCCGTTCGAGGTGGGCGTCATCTTCGGCACCATTCCCGAGCGAATGGCCCGCGCCATGGGCGACAAAGACACCGGCGCCGAGTTCGGCAAGGCAGTGGCCCGGGCGGTAGGCGAGACCTTTGCCCTCAACCCCATCCCCCAGGCGGTCAACCCCATCGTTGAGGTGTACACCAATTACGATAGCTTTAAGGGTCGGGCGATCGAAAGTCAGTATGAGCAAACTCTGATGCCGGAAGCGCGCTATGACGAGCGCACCAGCCTGGTAATGCGTGAGATTGGCGAGTTGACCGGCATGAGCCCCAAGCAGCTGGAGCATGTGGTTACCGGCTACCTGGGCACCATGGGCGCCTACAGCATTATGGCGGCGGATTCACTGGTCAGCCTGGCTAAGGATGAGGGCGACCGCCCGGCCAGTCGTCTTTGGGAGTACCCCATCATCAAGGCGGTTTATCAGGGCGACGGCAGTACCCCGGCGCGCTCGGTCAAGCAAGTTGGTCAGCTTTACGACATGCTGGATAAGGTGACCGAACTTCATAATACGGTGAACGCATACCGCAAGGATAACCGGCTGGAAGACGCCAATCAGTTGCTGGCACAAGGCGGTGACATTCTGCGCGCCCGCAAGAGCCTGACCCGGGCTCAGCGGCAGCTGCGCCAAATTCGCAACCAGATGGATTTGATCCGCCGCGACCGCTCACTCAACAGTGAGCAGAAGCGCGAACGTATCGACCGGTTGATGGCTCGACGCAACGATCTGGCGGCCCGCGTCGTATCGCAGAATCAGAAGTGGTTTGAGTAACCATGCCCAAGTTTTATCGCCAGGCCCTTTTCAGATGATAAGCTTGGCAATAAAACACAAGGAGCACGGAATGATGAAGCAAGGAGTGGCGTTACTGGTGATAGCTGCAGCACTGACGGGATGCGCTTCAACGGAAGTGACCAGTTTTACCGACCCGGAATATCATGGGAAGAAGTACGCAAAGTTCATGGTAATGACCCCCGGTGTGAATCTGGAATACTCTTCGATGCTGCAAAGCCGAATGTGCGAAGCGATAATCAAAAAAGGCGCTGTATGCCGCAGAGGACTTGATCTGTTCCCACCAACCAGAGCATATGACGATGCGGTGATCGCAAAGGTAATGCACGAAAGGGGCATTGATGGTTATCTGGTGGTCAGTTATGGCGGCAATCATGTCCAGCGGCATGACATGGGCTATGTGGCGCAAGGTAGTGCAAGCGTGTTTGGCAATACCATCTCCGCTTATGGATCGGCAGTTCCGATAAGCAGCTACAGCCGGACCGATGGCTACAGCGCCGCGCTCATTGATGTCAGCTCCGAGCAAGCCGCCTGGGTCGGCGGTGCTAACACCCACGCTCAGGGCTTGGTCAACGTAACAAACAAGGTATTTACGGCCAGTCTGGCCAGTGAGTTAGCCGATGAGCTTGCGCGAGCAGGTCATATCTAAGTCCTGAGTTGCGCCCGTCGCCTTCTGGCGTTAGGCTATACCCAACATGGCCGGAGTCTTAATTGACCCCGGCCTTTTTGTTTTCTGAGCCCTGGCTTTCGCCGGGGCTTTTTCCTTTCTGAATTTCCACCGTTCTACGGGAGAGCGAATGGCCGAGCCATCAAGCGGAACCCTGGTCGTGGCCGCAGCGATAGGCGCAGGCCTGCTGATCAACGGGGAGGCGGCGATAGGCGCCCTCTGTGGCGGCATCATTTATTTTGTCGCCAGCGCGGAAGTGACCATCTGGACCCGTATCGTGCTGACGTTTGTGTCAGTGGTTATGGGCTATATCTCGGCTCCCATGCTGGCCAACGTCGAGTTGATGGGTTTTGGCCCTATCAACATGCCGGGCCCGGCGGCATTTGTGGCGTCGTCAGGAATCGTCACCGTAACGCTGGCGGCCGTTAAGGCGAAGCGAAAGGCTGCGGGGGGTTAACCGAATGATGGGTTCTCTGCTCACTGGACTTTCCTTTCTGCTCAGCCTGGTGATTTTATTTCGGCTGTTCACCTTTGAGCGCCAGGGGGCCCGGTTTCGCCGCTCCGTTTCCGTGGCTGCCACCGCAATCATGATGGCCTGCATCACGATTATTGTTCACACGCTGTCGGGTGATTTTGTTGTGCAACCGCAGTCATGGCCAATGGTGTTGATGCAGTCGGTAGTGGCAGCGGCACTGATTCGTTCTCGGGGCAATTTAGCCCCGATTTTATTTGGTAACACTGTCGCAAGGGGGAGTTGATGAATTGGGATAATTACCCGAATTTCAGCGAGCGGGAATTCAACTGCAAGCATACCGGGAACAACGAAATGAACCCGGGCTTTATAGCTCGGTTGCAGGCGCTGCGTACCGAATACGGCAAGCCGATAGTGATAACCAGTGGTTATCGCGATCCGTCTCACCCTGTTGAAGCCAAGAAGCGTAAGCCAGGCGCCCATGCTAAGGGGCGGGCGGTAGATATTGCTTGCTATGGTGCCGAGGCATTCAAGTTGGTGCAGCTGGCTCAGAAGCACGGCTTTACCGGTATCGGTGTAGCGCGCAACTTCATTCACCTTGACGATTGCGTCCCTGGTGGTGGTTTTACCCGCCCTTTCATATGGGTGTATTGATGAGCGCGCTGAAGTGGGCCGGCCCGTTGGTGCTGGCCCTGCTGGCCCTGCTTTGGCTGGTCGGCACTCTTGTTTCAAAAAACGCGCAAATTGAGACAAGGCTGAAGCAGGCCGAGCTCAATGCTCAGCAGCAGGTGGCGGTCATTGGCCAAATAGAGCAGCGCAATACCCAGGCCCTAGAGGAAATCGACCGTGTGCAACGTGATAAAGCCGATATGGCAGCCCGCTCCCTGGTGCTGCAGCGTGAGCTGGCCCAACTTCAAGCCGGCAGTGTATGTATTGACGAGCCTGTGCCTGCTGCTGTTGTTGACCGCCTGCGCGAGCGCGTCACCACCGCCAACGCCGCCGCCGGCTTCACCCCTGTTACCCCTGCTGGCCCCGTGCCGGATCCCGGATTATGACGTGGAGGTGTACGGCGGGTATCCCGGCTATGTGGAGCAGTTGATCAGCACCATAGAGCAGTGCAACCGGGACAAAGCCGGCGTAGTACAGCATGAGCAAAACCGATAAACCCGACTGGGACAAGCTGCAGGTCAGCTACCTGGCGGCACAACAGGCCACCGGTATCAGTGTGCGCGACTGGTGTGCGGCCAAGGGGCTGAACTACCAGACCGCCCGCCGTCACATCAAGGCGGCAGCGAAGAAGTCGAACAAGCCGCGGGGCAAGGCGTTCGGAAAAGACAATCCCGGCGAGCCGTTCAAGCCGGGCAACGAGGTGGGCAAGGATACTCGTTTCAAACAGGGCAACAAGGCGGGGGTGCCCAACCTGCACCCGGGCAATACCCATGGCACCAAGACCGTCAAGCACGGCGCTTATGCCCGCTATTTTCCCATCGAAGTATTACAGGACGTGGCCGCGAGCTTAGGTCTACCCGACGAGCTAATGCTGTCCCGCGCCCGCATTCACAGCCTGATGCGCTCGCTGGAGCAGATCCAGATCGAGATTGAAACCAGCGAAGACGCAGATCAGAAGGCGTCGCTCTATCGCACCATGATGACCGCCGAGCAGCACTTGAACCGCTACATCAGTCAGGTGGAGTCGATTCACAAGACGTTGCTGGTCAACGACTACACCGTTGTGGCCACCGACCACAAGCGTACCGACATGAGCCGCATCAAGGAGCAGGCCGCCAAGCTCAGGGCCGAGCGCGAGAAGCTGGAGCGGGACACCGGCGGCAGCCAGTCGCCGCTGGCCGATGCGGTGCGCGACATTCAACGGGCCAACAGCGGGTTAATCAATGCCTCATCCTGATACCTGGCTGGACGATAACACCCTGGCCGCCATGAGCGAGCCCGAGCAGATGGCCTATGTTCGCAGCCACCTGGCCGACCCCTGGTGGCGGCTGAATAACCTGTACAAGATAGAGGACGAGGCGGGCCAGCTGGTCACCTTCAAGATGCGCCCGGCCCAGCGTGAGCTGTTCGAAGCCATGTGGACCATGAACCTGATCCTCAAGGCGCGACAGCTGGGCTTTAGTACCGCCATCGATATCTACCTGCTGGATCAGGCGCTGTTCGGTGAAAACCTCAAGTGCGGCATCATCGCCCAGGACCAGAGCGCCGCCGGCGAGATATTCCGCACCAAGATAGAAATTCCGTTCGACAGCCTGCCCGGCTGGCTGAAGGCCGAGTTCCCGGTGACTTCCCGCCGCTCCGGTGCTACCGGTGGTTACATTCTGTTTCGTCATGGCTCCAGCATTCAGGTAGCCACCTCATTTCGTTCCGGCACTGTGCAACGTCTGCATGTGTCGGAGCACGGCAAGATCTGCGCCAAGTACCCGATGAAGGCCAAGGAGGTGCGCACCGGTACCCTGAACGCTATTCACCAGGGCTGTATCGTGTTTATCGAGAGCACGGCCGAAGGTGTGGGCGGTGATTACCACAGCATGTGCATGCAGGCGCTGGAGCTGAGCAAGGCCGGGGCCAGCCTGAGCCCGCTTGATTACCGCTTCCATTTTTACGCCTGGTATCAGGATCCCAAGTACGTGCTGACCCTGCCGGCATCTGGCTTGTCGCTGAGCATGGATCAGGAGCAATACTTTGCCGGGGTCGAGCAGGCCATGGGCATTACCCTGACCGATCAGCAAAAGCACTGGTATGTGACCAAGGAGCGCAGCCAGGGCGCGGAAATGAAACAGGAATTTCCGTCCACTCCGCTCGAAGCCTTCCTCACCTCCGGTCGCCGGGTGTTCGACCCGACACATGTGATGCTGGCCGAAGGCGGCACCACGCCGCCGCTGCTGGTGTACGACCTGGACCCGGTGACCGGCGAGCGCCACAAGCAGGCCCGGGTAGGTGAGGGCAACCGCGACCAGTTCATGAAAACCCTGGAAGGCCGGCTGCTGGTGTGGGAGCTGCCGGATCCCGACGAACAATACGCCATTGGTGCCGACGTGGCCGAAGGGCTGGAGCACGGCGACCGCTCGAGCATGGACGTGGTGAAGAAGTCCACCGGCGAGCAGGTGGCCCACTGGTTCGGGCACCTGGACCCCAGCTTGTTCGCCAGCCTGCTGCGCCATGTGGGCGAGTGGTACCACGGCGCCTACATAGGCCCGGAGCGCAACAACCATGGCCATGCTGTGCTGCAGGCGCTGCGGGATATTTACCCGGCCCGGCGCATTTATGCCGAGCAGTATTTGGATCGGGATAACGATGATGAAACGCCCAAGCTGGGCTGGTTGACCACCAAGCAAAGCAAGCCGGTACTGATTGACGGCCTAAAAACCCTGCTGCGTGAAGAGGCCGCCGGCATTCGCTGGATAGGCACCTGCCATGAAGCGCACACCTACGTGCATGACGCCAAGGGCAGCGCCAACGCCCAGCAAGGTTGCTTCGATGACCAATTGATCAGCTACATGATTGCTCAGGAAATGCGGGCGCGCATGCCCGATCTGTCCCGAGCCGACGACTTTACCCGCGACAAGACTAGCCACTGGATGACCCATTAATGAGCCAACACCGAGGAAAACTGGACCAGCATCAACTGCTGGACCTGATGGATGATGTAACCAACCAGCCGGATTGGCGGAGCCTGGCGAATCGGGCCTGCGCCTACTACGACGGCGATCAGCTGGAGCCAGAGGTCAAGCGGGTACTGGTCGAGCGCGGCCAGCCGGCCACGGTCCACAACCTGATCGCCCCCACCATAGACGGGGTGCTGGGCATGGAGGCCAAGAGCCGCACCGATCTGATGGTGATATCCGACGACGCCGACGACGAAATGGAAGCCATGGCCGAGGCGGTCAACGCCGAATATCAGGACGCCTGCCGCCTGGGCGGGGTAGACAGAGCCAGAGCCGACGCCTATGGGGATCAGATCAAGGCCGGGGTGGGCTGGGCGGAAGTGGTGCGTTCCGATGACCCCTTTGGTCCCAAATACAAGGCCAGCCGAGTACACCGCGACGAGGTGTACTGGGACTGGCACAGCCGCCAGTCGGACTTGTCCGATTGCCGCTGGCTGATGCGGCGCCGCTGGGTGGACGTGGATGAATGCAAGTCACGCTTTCCCAGTAAGGCCGAAGTGATCGACTACAGCGTGCGCGACTGGAGCGGCTTTGTGGACGTGACCAGCGCCGAGGGGCTGGATCCGGCCCTGGTGAGTGGATATGACGAATGGCAGAGCTTCGACCAGCGCAGCTGCGAGTGGATGAGCAGCAACCGCAAGCGGGTCTTGTTGCAGGTGATCTACTACCGCACCTTCGAGCGCCGCAAGGTGCTGATGCTGGAAAGCGGCCGGGCGCTGGAGTACGACCAGCACGACATGGCCCAACTGATCGCCCTGCAACTGGGGCGGGCGCAACTGGAAACCCGGCCGGTGTCGGTGATCCGCGAAGCCTGGTGGGTGGGGCCGCACCATCTGGCCGACCGGCCCTGTGATGCACCCTACGGCATGTTCCCGCTGGTGCCCTTCTGGGGTTACCGCAAGGACCGCAGTGGCGAGCCCTACGGCCTGATTGCCCGGGCCATGCCCGCCCAGGACGAAGTGAACCTGCGCCGCATCAAGCTGACCTGGCTGTTGCAGGCCAAGCGGGTGATCATGGACAAGGACGCCACCAACATGCCGCGTGAGCGGGTGCTGGAAGAAGTGGAGCGCGCCGACGGCCTGATAGAGCTGAATCCGGATCGCCGCAACGGCAAGACCATCGCGGAAGCCTTTCAGGTACAGCAGGACTTTCAGGTGGCCGGCCAGCAGTTTCAGGTGATGCAAGATTCGGTCAAGCTGATACAGGACACCATGGGCGTGTATGCCGCCTTTCTGGGGCAGGGTGCCACCGGTCAGTCGGGCGTGGCCATCAGCAACCTGGTTGAGCAGGGCGGTACCACGCTCAGCGAGATCAACGACAACTATCGCTTTGGCTGCCAGCAACTGGGCCAGCTGATACTGGGCATGGTGATGGAAGATCTGGCCAAGCGGCCGAACTACCCGGTGACCGTCAACCGGGACGACAGGCAGAAGCGCAAGCAGGTGGTACTGAACCAGAGCAACGCCGGTGGCACCGGTGAGGGCATCAACAACGACGTGACCCGGCTGCGGGCCCACATTGCCCTGGCACCCATTCAGCACAGCGCCGTGTACAAGCAGCAACTGGCCGAGCGCATGACGCAAGCGGTCAGCCAGCTGCCGCCGGAAGCCCAGGCCGCCACCTTCGACTTGCTGGTTGAGCTGATGGACGTGCCCAACAAGGCCGAGTTTATGGAGCGGATCCGCAGCACCATGAACATTCCGAAGAAGCCGGAAGAGATGACGCCGGAAGAGCAGCAGGCGGCCGAGGCCCAGGCGCAACAGGCGCAAGCCGAACAGGAGCTGGCCATGCGGGAGATACAGGCGAAGGTGGCTGAAGTGGAAGCCAAGGCCGCCAAGTGGCAGGCCGAGGCCCAGCGGGTGGCGATACTGGCCGACAGCCAGCGCTACGACAACGCCCACAAACAGGCCCAGACCGGCAAGACGCTGCAGGAAATGGAACGCATCGCCGCCGAGAAGGGGCGTATCGAGCAGGAGGCGGCCGGCATTCAGGCCCAGCTGCTGCAAACCATCGAGCAGCAGATTGACGCCATTCAGCTTTAGCGTTAGCCTATCCCCACACTGGCCCCTTCTCTTGATGGGGCCTTTTTGTTTTCTGTGCCCCTGTGAAGATGACCCTTGCCCGCCCCGTGCGGGCTTTTTTATGCCGGCCAGCCGGTGAGTTCATTCCCGAGTGAACTGACCCGCTGGGCAGCGATAACACCCGACACCTGAACGAGGACCACCATGACGACGAACATCGACAACCTGAACGGCACCGAAACCCTGGAAGAACTGGAGGCACTGCTGGCCGCAAGCGAAGCGGAATCAGCAGACGACGCCACCAACACCGGCTCTGGAACGGACGAATCCCCCGCGCCGTCGGCGGCAGAGCAGGATGATGGCCAGAGCGACCAGACCGCTACCGAACAGGACGATGGCCAGGGCCAGCAAGCCAGGGGCATTGCCAGCAAGAACGGTCAGCACATCATTCCCTATGAAGTGCTGGAAGCCGAGCGGGCAGAAGCCAGACGTCTGCGCGAAGAGGTGGAGCAGATGCGTGCCGCCTCTGCCGAGCGTGACAAGCTGCAGGCCTTGCTGGAGAAAAACGGCATCGCCGCCGAATCGGACGAACTGACCATGGAGCAGATCGAGCAACTGGCCGAGGACTACCCGGACGTGGGTAAGGCTCTGGTGGGTATTGCTCGCAAGCTGCAGACCATGGAGCAGGCCGCCGCCCCCGCCGCCAACCCGGTATTGGATGCACTGGACGCAGTGCCCGATCTCAAGGCGTGGCAGGACGGCGACCCGGACCGGTTTACCTTCGCCATTACCGTGGATGATCAGCTGAAGAGTGATCCCGCGTTCGCAGACAAACCCCTGGCCGAGCGTTTCGCCGAAGCCGCACGACGCACCAGAGCCGCCTTCGGTGATGCCGTTGCGCCCGCCAGGGCCGAAACCAAAGCCGACGCCAAGGCCGAACCCCAGGCCAAGGACGTGGACCTGATACCGCGCAGCCCCTCGCAAGTGGGGCAAACGGTACAGTCGCCCACCTCGCAGGCCGAGCGCTATCAGGCCATGAGTCAGGAGCAGCTGATGGCGGAAATGTCATCCATGACCCCCGCCCAGATTGAAGCGCTGCTGTCAGAGCAGGGCTTGTAAGGCTCAGTTATCCCGCCCGGCCTTGCGCCGGGTTTTACTTTCCCAGGAGAACCTATCATGACGCAAGTCACTTCGGCGCAAGCCAATAAACTGCTGCAGGTGGCGCTGTTCACCGAAGCCCAGCGCAGTGAATCCCTGATCAACATTCTGACCGACGAGGCGCCCAAAAACGCCAAGGTCAACGGCGGCAAGCAGACCTCGCACACCGCCCCTGTGGTGCGGGTGACCGATCTGAACAAGACCGCCGGTGATGAAGTGGATATGCAGATCTTCCACCAGCTGAACGGCCGCCCCACCATGGGCGATAAGAAGCTGGCCGGGCGCCTGGAATCCCTGTCGTCTGCCGACTTCGGGCTCAAGATCAACCAGGCGCGACACGGTGTCGATGCCGGCGGAAAGATGAGCCAGAAGCGCACCAAGCACGACCTGCGCCAGGTTGCCCGCACCCTGCTGGCCGATGGCTACTACGGTCGCCTGCTGGATCAGATCGGCATGGCCCAGCTGGCCGGCGCCCGAGGTGATCACTTCGCCTCCGACATTATTCTGCCGCTTGCCAATGATGACGAGTTTTCGGACATCATGGTCAACCCGCTGCAGGCGCCTACCTACGGCCGCCACTTCTTCGGCGGTGACGCCACCACCTTTGAAACCCTGGACGCCGCCGACAAGTTCAGCCTGGATGCGGTGGACAACCTGGCTTTGGCGCTGGATGAAATGGTCAACCCGCTGCAGCCGATCCGCATGCAGGCCGACCCCTCCGGTGGTGAGCCGTTGTTCCTGCTGATGATTACCCCGCGCCAGTGGAACGACTTCTACACCAGCACCGCCGGTAAAGACTGGCAGACTCTGACCGCCTCCGCCATGGAGCGCAGCCGCGGGTTCAGTCACAGCATCTTCCGGGGCCAGTGTGCTATGTGGCGCAACATCCTGATTAAGCCCTACAAGGGCATGCCGATCCGCTTCAATCAGGGCAGCACCGTGCAGGCATGTACCGCCAACAGCGCCACCGGCGTCGAGTCTGCCGTGACGGCCGGTACCACCATCGACCGCGCCGTACTGCTGGGTGGTCAGGCGCTGGCCAACGCCTTCGGTTCCGGCAAAGATGGCGGCGCCTTCAACATGCACGAAGAAATGTCCGATCACGAGAACGGCACCGAGCTGTCCATCGGCTGGATCAACGGCCTGAAGAAGATTCGCTTCAAGCAGCGTGATGGCCTGGTACAGGACCACGGCGCCATGGCGCTCGATACCGCCGTTTCCCTGTAACCGTCACCCGCAATAAAGGCCGGCTTCGGCCGGTTTTACCTGTTTCATATCGATAGGAGCCTGACATGGCCAACACCACCCTGACCCGCACCGGCCGCCGCTGGTATGTGGGTCCGCAAGGCAACCTGAGCGTTTCCCCCGCCCACATCGCTACTCTGTCCGCCGTCCCTGCCGCCGACGTGATCACCTTTGGCGACAACGCCGAGAAGAACATTCGCATTTCTGCCGTGCAGTTGATCACCGGCGCCCTGGGTGCCTCCACCACCCTGACCGTCAAAGTGGGCGGTGTGACCCTGGTGAGTGCCAAGGCCACCGCGTCCGCAGTCAGCGAGATCATCCCGGTGGATGACGTGCTGACCGGCGAGGGCGAGGCCATCACCCTGACCGTGGGCGGCGGTACTGCCTCCGGCGACGTCAAGGTCAAGTTCTGGTACGAGGTCGTGGGCAACCTGTAAGCCTGCGTTACACGTTCGGCGCCTGCGGGCGCCTTTTTATTGGATGACTCCCATGAGTGACGTAATTCCCCTGGTATACATCGGCGATAAGCCGGTAAAGAAAGACACCATCACCGGCAGCCGCCTGATTTTCCCCCGCATGAAGCCGGTGCCGGTGCCGACCGATATCGCCTATCAACTGCTGGACTTCCCCACCGTCTGGCGACAGGCCGCCGATCTGGACGACGTGAAAGCAGAAGCCGAAGCTGCCGCTAAAGCTGCCGCAGAAGCCGCCGCCAGGGCCGAAGAAGAAGCTGCGGCCATGGCCGAAGCGCAGAATTTCCGCGTTGGTGATTACGACCTGGGCAACCTGACCAGCGCCAAGCTCAAGACCATTGTCGAAGCAGAAGGCCTGGAACTGACTCTGGAGCCCGGCGAGCTGGTTGGCGACTTCCGTGTGCGCGTGCGTGACGCCCTGAAAGACAAGACTGAGGACTGATGATGAACATGGTGGGGGTAGACAGTTTTCTGCCGGATTTGCGCCGGGTGATTACCGGGCCGCTGGATATCGGTATGGAAGAGGCGCTGTTTGATGCCTGTGTGCAGTTTTGCCGCCAGTCGGAGCTGATCACCCTGTCTCGCGTGGTCACGGACTGGACCCAGGGCCAGGTGCTGGAGGTCAGCGACCACTACGATCTGCAGGCCTGCCAGCTGTTGCACATTACCGACCACCGTGACGGCGGCGGCCGCTATCAGGCCGGCACCGATTATCACGCCCTGACCCCCAACAGCGTGATGGCATTGGTTGATATCGCCGCCGCCACCCTCTGGTACGCCGCCGAGCCGCGCAAGGACAACGGCCTGGTGCCGGAGCTGCTGGACAGCCATTACCGCGATGTGGTGGCCGCCGGCGCCGCCGCCACCCTGTATCTGCAACCGGATCGCCCCTGGACCGACCCGCGCCGCGGTGGCGAGTACCAGGCGCGCTTCGTCGAGGGCATTCGCCAAGCCGGTCGCTTTCGCAAGAACCACGCCGCCCCCGAACAGGTGGAATATGCCAACCCCGTTCGCCGCCGCAACTTCTTCTAAGGAAACCCCATGGCTACCGTTACCGTTGACTCTATTCTGGGTCGCGCCAATACCCTGCTGAATGACAGGGCCTGGGTGCGCTGGCCCAAGCAGGAATTGCTGGACTACTACAACGACGCCGCCAAGGCCATCGTACTGATGCGCCCAGACGCCCATACCAAGAATGTCACCTTCAGTTGCATTGCCGGCACCCGGCAAACCCTGCCGGCCGACGCCCTGCGGCTGATTGAGGTGGTGCGCAACGACGCCGGCAGCGTGATCCGCTATGTGCCGCGCAAGGCGCTGGATGACAGCTACCCCGATTGGCATGCGGCAGTGAATGCCAGCAAGGTGTCTGCCTACACCTACGACGAGCGCGACCCCAAGACGTTCTATTTGTACCCGGGCCCTGCAGCGGCGCATGGGGTGGACGTTATCTATTCGGTGGCCCCGCAAAGCAAGACCCTGGCCGAGGTGGAAGACGCCAGCCCGGCGGTGGCCGATCTGGATGACATCTATATCAACCCGCTGATCGACTTCATTTTGTATCGCGCCTTCAGCAAAGACAGCGAGTATTCCGCCAACAGCAACCGCGCCGCCAGCCATTACAACGCCTTTCTGCAGCAGCTGGGCGATAAGGTAAACACCGACGCCGGCATGGCCCAGGCCAAAGATGCGGGCTTCAGCCGCGTAACGGGACAGTGATATGGAGCAGCAGGAGTTTGTTGATATCACCCTGACGGAGGGTGAGGACTACGGCGTATCGCTGACCTTTGAGGATGATAACGGTCAGCTCGAACCATTGGATCAATACGGCCTGTTTGAGGCGCAGATCCGCCGTGATTTTGATGTTCGGTCATCTGTGCAGGCCTCTTTTGTGGTTGATGTGAGTAATGCCGTCAACGGTGAGCTCAGGCTAACCCTGGCACACGGTGAAATGACCGATCTGCTGCCGTTGGTGTCACCTGCAAACCCTCGCGGGCGACCCGGGTTCTGGGACTTGTTCGGCGTTAATGCCGCCGGATCCAGGGAATATCTGGTGGGCGGGCGCGTGCGCTTTATTCACACCATCACCCGGAGCGCGACATGACCGTGATCACCGTAAAAGAAAACCATCGTCCGGCCAGAGTCGTAAAAGTGAGCGGCACGGCAGCGGCTGCATCCGTCGCTGACCTAGTGGCGGCGCGCAATGCTACCGAGCAGCATCGCCTGGCAGCAGAGCAGGCGGAGAGTGGCGCAAATAGTGCGGTGCTAACCGCAACCACGCAGGCTGGCATTTCTACTGCTAAAGCGAACGAAGCCAGCGATGCGGCCACCCTCGCTGGGCAGCACAAAGACACCGCCCAGACTGCAAAAGCGACTGCCACCGAGCAAGCTAACACGGCCACCACCAAGGCCGCCGAGGCAAGCGCGAGTGCGGCCGCAGCACTGAGTAACAAGAACGCCAGTGAAACCGCTGCCTCCACGGCGACTCAACAGGCGGGAGTAGCTGCTACTAAGGCTAATGAAGCCTCAAGCAGCGCTACTATTGCCGGGCAGCACAAGAATGCTGCCGAGGCTGCTGCCAGCACGGCGACCACCAAGGCAGGTGATGCCAGTAGCAGTGCCAGCACCGCCAGTCAGAGCCAAAGCGCTGCCGCCAGCAATGAGGCGATGGCCAAAGAGTGGGCCGATAAAACCGTCGATTCCGCTATCACCGGCAACGCCGGCAAATACTCGGCAAAGCATCACGCCACCAAAGCAGCTGCGTCGGCATCTGCCGCCAGCAGTTCGGCCAGCACCGCAAACACCAAAGCGGATGAAGCCAGCAGTAGCGCCATAACTGCTGGCCAGCACAAGGCGAACGCTGAGACAGCGGCTGGCACTGCCACCACTCAGGCGGGTATCGCAACCACCAAGGCCGGGGAAGCTGCCGGTAGCGCCGACGCCGCCGATCAGGCTAAGACCGACACCATTAATGCTATCTCCCTTGCGCATCTGCCCGAACCTGACGTTTTCATCCCGTTCAAGGACTCTCTGGAAATCGTGCGCGGGTATGGCACTCACGACACCATCGACGTTTCGGCCGCCCAGGATGGCTCCCAGCTGGTGCAGTTACCCAGTCGCTCGGTGGATTTCAGCCGGGCGTCGGGGGCAACTGGAATCAACAAGTCGGGGGAGCTGGTGAGTGTCGGAATCGACGAGCCGGTAATTACCGCCGATGGCCTATTTGTGGCGCCGTCTTTTACCAACCTGTCGCTTTGGAGTGATGACTGGACCGTTGGTGCTTATAAAAATGGTTGGGGCTGCGGCTCAGGATTCTTTGCAAATAGTGTTATCGGCGATCACCCCGAATCGGTCGACGGAATGGTCTGCCATATGGGGCCTAATGTCGGTGTGGCGGCATTCAATAGCAGCATGAATCAACAGATATTGGCATCATTGGGAGCAGCCGCCACCTATACCATTCAAGCGGATCTTAAAGCGGCTGGAGCCACTACCACCGTGCGATTTTTGCCGGTGCCATCAGATGCCGGAAGCTCAGGATCAGCTGGTGGGCTGTTGTACTTGACGGGGAATGGAGGGGTTTATAATACCAATTTTTCGGCAGGGAATAGTTTTGGTGAACAGTTGCACTTTTCTTCAGTGCCCATTGGTAACGGCTGGTACAGGGTAACGCTTCAGTTTACCACTACCCGCAATATTGCCGATTTCCGCATCCGATTCTTTCCTTATATAAATTCGACGGAAGTGACCGGCGATGGTGAGTCAGGGCTGTACGGGAAATTCCTGCAGGTTCGGCGTGATGCCATTGTGAGCGCGCCTAGGGTGAGGACCGAAGGGGCGATGGTAACCCGTTCACCCGACATTGCCACTATCCCCACCAGAAACAACCTGCCTGCGCCCGGGAAGCCGTTCACCATTGTTCTGGACACTGACAATAGCGAGTTGGGTAGGGTAGCCACTAAATATTTCATGGTGACGGGGTTGGTTAATAGTGCTGAGGGGATTATTAGGATTAGTGCTAACCCCAGTGGAGATGGCTGGCAGGCGGGGAACATCTACGATGGACTGTCCCTCAATAGGGCGCATCTTGCAGTGACGGGAGTTCCGGCAGGAAAAGTCAGGTGCGTATTAAAATGTGACGGGAATGATGTGTCTATTTATTTCAATGGCGTCTTTTACGGTAAATCAAGTGCCACGCTACCTATTAAGTACGGATTAAATGATGGCATGAATTTAGGTGGGTATGTAAGCGCTGGATATGAAATCAATAGCTGCATAAAACTATTCAGTATCTATCACACTGATCTGACCGATGAGCAAATTTCCGCCCTGGGAGGCCCGCAATGAATTACCTGACCGTTTACCTGCACGCCGCTACTCAGCCGGAACTGAACCAAGCCCTGGCCCAGGTGCTGCCGCTGGATGATGAGGGTGCCGTTATCACCGGTAGCCACGATCATCATCTGGCCTGGCTGCCCGAACTGCGGCGGCCTACCGGCGTGATGCTCACCGATGAAGAGGGGCTGGAGTACCCCGAGACCGAGCCGGTGCCCGGCGCCCACGCCAACCTGCGCACCCGCCATCAGTCGGTGGTGGAGGCGCTCATCGCCGCCGGTGTAGTGATCACCCCGGCCACGCCGCTGGTGGTGTTCGCATGAATCATTCCATCATCACCCTGGCCGCCGTACTGGCGGCCTCTTTATTTGGCTGGCAGTGGCAGGCCGCGCTGGCCATGGCCGCGTTTTGGGCTGGGCGGGAGCACGCCCAGGCAGAGTACCGCTGGCTTACTGCCAACAAGGCCAACCGCAGCCGCATGCCTTGGCAGGCCGGTTTTCTGCCTGAGTCGTGGAACCGGGATGGATTGGTCAACGATTTGCTGCTGCCGGGGGCCATCGGCGGCGCTATCGCTTGGGCGCTTGCCCTGTGGTCAGCTTAGCGTTACGCTAACCCCATCATCGCCGGACTGCATTTGCAGCCCGGCGTTTTCATTTCCGGCCCGCCGTCATTTAACGTGACGCGGGCTTTTTTGTGTGTGGAACCCATGCCTGTTATCGACATTACCTTGATGCGTGGCGAGGTGCCGCGCATTGCCGACCACCTGCTGCCGGACGACGTGGCGGTAGTGGCCAAGAACTGCCATTTCAATCATGGCATTATCAGCCCGTTCATGAGTGATGCGGCAGCCGGTATCTCGCTGCCAGCGGCACCAAAGACGCTGTATCGATACCGTGCAGATCATTGGCTACAGTGGCCGATTGCTGTTGATGTGGTACCCAGCCCGATTGCTCAGGATCCGCATGGTCGGGTGTACTACACCGACGGCAATTACCCCAAGGTCACCACCGAAGCGATTGCGTTGGGATCGGGCGCCAAGCCGACCGCCTGGTATCGGCTGGGATTACCGGCGCCGCCGGCTGTGATCGTCAGCTCGGTAGCACCACCCTCTGGTGGCAGCGATGACACCATTACCGATGACGAAACTCGCTACTATGTGCAGACCTGGCTCACCGCATTTGGTGAGGAAGGCCCACCAAGTCCGGCCTCGCTGCCGGTGGAAATGCCTATTCCCGGCAGTGCGGTTGCCTTGAATCTGACTGCTCCAGCTCAGAACGACCGCAACATTACCCACCGCCGACTGTACCGCTCGGTTTCAGGTGCGGGCACCGCCGATTATCTGCTGGTGGCGGAGCTGCCCATTGCCACCGCCAGTTACACCGATGGCCTGGGTAGCGACGATCTGGGGCCGGTGCTGGAAACCTACGACTACCTGCCACCGCCGGATAACATGCGTGGCCTGTGCCTGATGGCCAATGGCATCGCCGCCGGCTTTGCCGGTAACGAGGTATTGTTCTCCGGCGCCTATCTGCCCTATGCCTGGCCGCAAGCCAACCGGCAAACCACTCAGCACGATGTGGTGGCCATCGCCGCCAGTGGCACTAGCCTGGTGGTGGCCACAAAGGGCTATCCCTACCTGTTTAGCGGCGTGACCCCATCTGCTATTAACGGCGTCAAGCTGGATCTGGAGCAGGCCTGCGTGTCTGCCCGCTCCATGATAGTGGTGGCCGGGCAGGTGATCTACGCCAGCCCGGACGGCCTGGTGTCGGTGGGCGGCAATGGTGGCCTGGTGATTACCGAAGGCATGATTACCCGCGATCAGTGGCAGCAATACCAACCGGAAACGCTGCGTGCCTGGGCCCATGAAGGCAAATACATCGGGCTTACCGACAGCCATGGCTTTGTGTTCGATCCGGTGAGTGGTGACTTTCGTCACTTCGATAACCGCTGGGATGCCGCCTGGCACGATTTGGAGCGGGATAGTCTGTACATTGCCAAGGGCGCCACACTCTACCGTTGGCGGGATGGCAACACATCCATTACCACAACCTGGCGCAGCAAGGAGTTCGTGGCGCCGGTGGCCAGCGCCTTCAATACCCTGCGGGTGGTGACCAGCGACGCCAGCAAGGTAGGCATCAAACTGCTGGTGGATGGCATCGAGGTTATGAGTCTGGCCATGGGCCAGATGCCGGCGGGGGCGTTTCGCCTGCCCGCTGTGCGCGGAACCAAGTGGCAGCTTGAGGTGGCGGCGCAAGCCGAAGTGGAGCGCATCATATTGGCCACCAGCATGGCGGAGGCATCATGAGCAGGAGCAAACCGGGATTTCGAGCCGGACGCGATCAGGGCGCAATAACCGAAAACCTTGAATTGCTCACCGGTCAGCGGGGCAACGGCCTGGACAAGGCGGTGACCGTTCGCCAGCTGGCCGAGCTGGGCCTGGCACGACTTAGAAAAATGGGCAGCAATATCTATGTGCCCTCGTTCGATGCCGGTCTGATTACCGGCGGCAATGGTGACGCCCCGCAAATTCCGACTAAGCCGCTGAACATGGCTGCCAATGGCGCCTTTCACAATGTCCTGCTGAGCTGGGATAAGCCCAACTACCGGGGCCATAGCTATACCGAGATTTGGCGAGCTCCCACCGACAACCTGGCTGAAGCCGAGCTGGTGGGTACCACTAACGCTAACCTGTATGCCGACGCCGTGGGTGCCGCGCTGAAGGCCTGGTACTGGGTGCGCTTCGTCAACATCAACAACCAGCGCGGGCCTTACACTGGGCCGGGTGGCGTTTATGCCGAAACCAGCCGGGCCATTGACGACATACTCGAAGAAATGGCGGGTGAGCTAAGTGAAAGCTACCTCACCAAACACCTTCAAGATCGCATCAGCCTGGTTGATGGCCCGACATCCTTGCCGGGATCCGTCGCTAGCCGACTTGCAGCAGAAACCCAGGCAAGGGTGGATGCGATATTGGGGGAGGCCAGCGCCAGAGCTTCTGCCGTGACCACGGAAAAAGATGAGAGAACCAGCGCCGATGGCGCACTGGGCCAGCGCATTGACACGGTAGTAGCCAAGGCCGGAGAGAATGCGGCCCTAATCCAGCAAGAGACCACTGCCAGAACCAGCGCCGATGGTGCGCTGGGCCAGCGCATTGACACGGTAGTAGCCAAGGCCGGAGAGAATGCGGCGGCCATCCAAACGACTAACCAGGCCATTGCCGACATTAACGCCGATGGCTCTGCAGCCTACCAGGCGCTGTGGTCCATAAAAGCCCTGGCTGCCGACATAACGGCCGGCATCGGACTGCTGGCAAGGAGTGATGGCACCAGTGAATTTGCCGTGGCCGCCGGCCGCATGGCGGTGTTTGATCCCGCCAGCCCCACCACCAAAGACAACCTGTTCGTGGTGGAGGGCGGCAAGGTTTACATGAATACTGCGTTTATCAAGCAGGCGTTTATCGAGCAGCTGGCGGCGGCGCAGATAACTGCAGATAGGGTTAACGCCTTGGTGGCCAACATTGTTTCTGCGCAGATCGTCGATGCTGCCATTACGCGGGCAAAACTGGCGCAGGCCGTTATTGGTTCGGCGCAAATAGATGCCCTGGCCGTGGGTTCGGCCCATATACAGGACCTGTCGGTAGACACCTTAAAAATCGCCGGTAGCGCCGTGAGCGTCCCTATTGGTGTTTACACTCAAGACAACATTACGTTGAGCAATGGTGGCAGCTGGTCCACGGTGCAAAGCTTGGTCATTCCCGACATGGGGTACCCGGTGAACGTGCTCATTGGGTTTAGTTGCCGGGTTAGTAAAAGTGACTCTGTTGGCACGGGCGCCGGCATTGTCGATTATCAGCTGCTGCGTGATGGCTCGAGCCTTCTGCAAGCGGAAAACCTTAACGCATATATTGATGATGGCATGCAGATGCTGAGCGCCGCCCGCATGAGCAGCGCCAACGGCGCGACAAGTATTACCTTGAGGGTGCGCCGGGTAGACAATTATGCCTCGGTGGCCGTGGGCTACCGCACGCTTTACGTTATTGTACTTAAACGATAGAGAGGGGATATGTTCGCGCTATACCTTCCCACCACTGGGCAAATCACCCGCATGGTGGATGCACCTTTATCTTTTGTCTCTGCTCAGCTGCAAGAGGGTGAGCTGGCCGCGTGGGTCGGTGATGGGGTTCAGGATCAAACGCACTGGATTGATGACGAAGCGATGGTGCAACCGAAAGGTGATTATAAGTTGGAAGCCCTTCCTCTGCCTTGCGCGATCTCTATTGAGGACGTGACCTACCCCTGCACTGAGCAGCCTGAATTCGAGTTTGATGCCCCCGGTACCTACCTGATCCAGGTGGACGCCGGCCCCCAGTACCTGCGCAAGGAGTTCACCATTGAAAATCCGGCATAACTCGCCTGAGCGCCGGGCCCGGGCCAATCAGGGCCGCGACCGGGCTTTTGCTGCGGGCATGGAATGGGGTGGCCACCATTGGCAAATTGATGCCAGCAGCCGTGCAGCCATCGCCAGCCGGGCTCTGCGACTGATGCTTGACCCCGGCATCACTACTGTAGAGTGGCGCAACCAGGGCAATACCGAGGTGCGGCTTAGTCGGGAACAGTTCCAGCAGCTGGCCCTTGCCGTAGATGCCCACTGCGAGCAAATACAGCGCCATTGTTGGAGCCAAAAAGATGCCACCCCTTGAACGACTCAAGGCCGATCACCCCGGCCTGATGCTCGAGATACAAGACGCCTGCCTTAACCAGCAGGCGTTTTTGTTTGTGCGGCCTGATGCTGGCTGGGTACTCAAGCCACTGGTGGAAAACGGCGTGGTGGGCGTGTTGGTTTGGGCGGCCTGGAGTGAGCGCCGGGACGGGTTAAGTCGGTATCAGCCGGAGATCGAGCAGCTGACCCGCCAGATCGGGGGGCGCTGGCTGCGCTTTCATACCCGGCGCCGCGGCTTCTTGCGCATGGCGCCCCGGTTGGGCTGGCGGCGCGTGGCCGACTCGGCCGATGGCTCAATAACATTTCAACTGACTCTTTAATTCGACAAGCGAGGTACTCATGGGTGGTGGTGGCGGCGGCTCCAACGAAGTTCGCGAAACAGCACAGCAACAGGCGGCGGCAGAAGTCGCCGCAAAACAATGGAACATGTACCAGCAGGAGCTTAAGCCATTCGAAAACCTGTTTATGGACAAGGTGTCCGATCTCAATAAAGGCCAGGAATATGATCAGCTGGCCGGCGAGGCGGGGCTGGGCTATGCGTCCAGCTTTGGCAAGGCTCGAAGTCAGGCAGGTGATGAATTGGCGGCAGCCGGCGTCGATCCTACCAGCGGCAAATACCAGTCCATCATGGATGAGTTGACCGGCGATCAAATGGTCGGCCAGGCGGACACGGTCGCCCGAGCCCAGACCAGCCAGCAGGACAAGTATGTGGCGGGCCTGAAGGACATTGCCGCTATCGGCCAGGGGCAAAAGGCGGAGGCGATGCAGGGCTATCAGAATATTTCCGCCATGGCGCACAACAAGGCCAGCGCTGAGGCACAGATGGCGCACCAGAAAAAGCTTTCCAGTCGGGCCGCCACTGCGGGTCTGGTTGGATCGCTGGCCGGGGCCGCCACTTCTTATGGTTTGGGGCAAGCCAAAGCGCCTGCGATGTCGCCCGGCAGTACCGGCGAACAGCTTAGCAGTGCATCCCTTAGTCAGAATCAGCTCTATAACCCGCAAGCAGCCACTCATGTAGGAGGTCGATAATGGCAACCGTAGGTATCGCCGGCGGCGGTCGTGCCGCAGAAACCAACTTTGCCCGCATCACTCGGGCACAGTACGCCGACTGGGAGCAGCGCTTTCTGCCCAGGCAGCGAGAGTTGATGGCCCTGGCCACTAACGAGACCCTTGCCAAGCAGCAACTGGAGCGCACCGATGGCCTGGTGGGTAACAGCTTGCGTCAGGCGCAACAGGGGCAAGATAACCAACTGGCCCGCATGGGAGTGACCCGGCAGCAGGATAGCAATGATAACAGCACTGGCCTGCGTCAGGCATTGATGACCGCCGGCACCAAGAACGCCACCCGCAGCCACGAGAAAGACCGACAGATGGGCATTCTGACCGGTGCCGATGCCGGTACCCGGGAAAAACTACAGGAAGGGGGATTATAAGATGGGCTACGGCTTACTGGATATTGGCACCCAAACTCGCCAGCAGGGGATGGATGGTTTGGCGCAGGCTGAAGAGCAACGGCAGCAGCGGGAAATGCAGAACGAGCAGATGAAGCAGCAGGCTAAGTCGCAGAAGAAGAGCAATCAAATGGGTGCGGCCGGTACCGGTGCGGCGGTGGGCTTTATGGTGGGCGGGCCCGTTGGTGCTGCAGTTGGTGGTGCAGTTGGTTTTATTGCAGGGGGGTTATTCTGATGGCGGAAGGATTGGGTTCACTGGCCAGCGGTTTCTTGTCTGGCTTCCAGGTCATGAACAACTACCAGCGCGGCAAGAAAGAAGACGAACGCGCCGACAAGGCCATGAGTCTGCGCGAGACCGAGAGCCAACGGGCTGCCGATTACCAGCAGTGGGGCATGAAGCGCACCGAAGGCCGCGATGCTAAGGCGGACGAGCAGTGGGGGTTGGGTCACGCCCTGCAGCGCGAACAGCTCGACCACAGCAGGCAAACGAGCAAGGACGCCAGCGCTCGGGGCTGGGCCCAGTTGTCTATGCAGCAACGCCAGCAGAAGCTGCAGGAGCTGCAGGAGCAGCGCATTCAGCGGCAGCAAGAGCAGGAAGACAATCAGCTTTTCTTGCAGCAGAACGGGCATGTGATCCAGTCGGTTTACAATGACCCTTCGCTGTTGCAGCAGAATCCGGACTTGCTTAAGGTGTTCGAGCACCCGGCCGCCAGGCACCTGGATCCGCGCCGCTTTGCCAATCCCGATATGGCCAACGCCAACCGCACCGTAATGGGCCACCTGAATAAGGTGGTGCAGATGGGCGCCAATGGTGAACTGGATAACAAGAGTGATCAAGAGCTGTATCAAACCTACAATCAGCCGGAAGTGATCAAGGCCGCCAATACCGCTTTGGGCTACGAGCTGAGCAAGGGCGTCGGGGACATTGACCCGCAAACCGGCAAAGCCATCAAGAGTAAATCTTTGGTGGGCTTTGTACCCGGCCCCAACGGCGACACTGTGGTGCCGACCATGCGCGTGGAATACGAAGATGGCAGTAGCGCCAATCGGCCGGCCACACTGAATCGCACAGCCGACCCGGATGACCCTGTCAAAGAAGTCCCGGTCACCGATCTGATCAAATACTTCGGCGCCCAGGGTTCGGTTATTCAGCAGATGCAAGAATCCGGGGTGATGGGAAGCTTGTCACAGACCATGGGCTTTACCGAAGGCCCGGACAAAAAGGGCTACAAAACAGCCGCTACCGGCATGCTCAAAGAAAAGGCCAAACAACTCGCCAGTGTGGACAAGATGCTGGCCAAGAAGGAGATCGAGGAAGATCAGGCAGTGAAGATGAAGCAGGATATCAGCGCCACCTTTGCCGGCCAGAAGGAAGGGCTGGGCGATCTGCACAACATCAACCAACCCAGGCAGAAGAAAAATCAGGATCCACTCAAGGCCTGGGTGGAGTCGGCGCCGGACGGCCAGGGTAAAAGCGCCCGTCGAGATTGGCTGAAGGTGCTGGCCGCCAGCGGCGCGCCGGAAGACGTGGCCGCCGTGCGCAGTGGCGACCCGGCCGCGCTCGATGAGCGGGTTAACTTCCACCTGCAGGCGGCGAAGGAGCTGAGCAATTCCGAGCTGGAAGAGCGGATCGCAGCAAAAGAAGGCGCCACCCCGGCGGGGTCACCGCAACAGGCGGGCGGACCGGCTCTGAGTCAGACGCAAGGGGGGCGGATTACTTACGGCCTGTCCAGGTAA